ATTTGCACTTTCATTGGAAATTTAATATTGGAAAGTTTGAGAAGTCATTTCGTATGAAGTGGCTTCTTTTTATGTTGGAATAAAAGGAGGTGGTCGTTAGTTTGGCTACGACAAAAGAAACACAGCCCCCAAAATTAACGGCTGCACAATTAAAGAAGAAAGTTGAAACACAAGAAGAAAAAATCAAATCCCTCAAAGAAGGGGCTTGGTGTTACATGTGTGATACTCATAAAGCTAAAGATAAATTTTATGTAAGTACAGATCCTATGAGTAAAAGTGGTCTTACTCCAATTTGTAAAGATTGTGCTAAAAAAATAGCATTAAGAACTACAAATGGTGTTGACCAAGAACCTACGAGAGAATCAGTACAACTTGCTCTTAGATATTTGGGAAAACCTTTTCTCGAAAAAGTATGGGATTCAAGTATTCAAGAAGTTGAAAATCTTGCATCTGGAAAAGTTAAATCTAACGTATGGACTGCATATGCTCGTCAGATTGCTATGCCAAATTATATAGGACTAACATACTTTGATTCAGACCATTTTGTTAAGGATAAAACTGAAAATGAATCAGTAAAAGAACTTACGACTGAGGAAGAACTTATTGAATCACATGCAGGGTTGGATACATATGATAGTTTTTTAAAAAATAAGAATGATGTTATTCGACTGTTGAGCTATGATCCATTTGAAAAAGAAGATATCATAGACCAGCCATTCTTATATTCTCAATTATTAGGATTATTAGATTCTAGTGAAGACGCAAATGAAGATATGATGCGTACTTCTTCTGCTATTTCTATTGTTCGTGGATTTTTACAACAATCTAAAATTGATGATACCATATCAAAGTTGATGTGTGATATTTCAAATATTGAACGCAATTCTGCAACAATTAAATCTCTACAAGAAAGCAAAGGTAAAATTACTTCGGTTATTACAAGTCTTGCACAAGACAGTTGTATTTCATTAAAACATAACAAAAATGCTAAAAAGGGTGAAAATACATGGACTGGAAAAATCAAGAAAATTAAGAGTCTTAATCTGCGAAGTGGTGAGGTCAATGGTTTTGATATTGATACATGTAGAGGTATGCAACAGGTTCAGGAAATCAGTGATGCTTCTATTATGAAACAGTTGGCACTTGATGAATCTGAGTGGTCAGATATGGTTTCTGAAATGCGTATCGTTAACACTGGTCTTCGAAAAGAAAAGGATGCTTACCAAGAAATTAACAGAATACTATTAAGAGAAAATCTTGATTTAAGAGATACATTAAAAGAAAACAATCTATTAAATGAAGAACAGTTAAAAGATTTAAAAGATGTATATTCTGTCTTTGCAGAGTTTGATGAAGTTGAAGAGTCTCCTGACGATGAAACAAAGGAGGTTACTGAAAATGAATCAGAATAAGCAAATGATTATGAATTATTATCAGAATGAAATTCTTGATTATGATAAAGATTTTTATAATCAATATGGAATATACGTAAAACCACATGGTTATTCTATATCATCTCGTAAAATTGAGTCTTATATTCAAATTGCTGAAATTCAAAAATATCTACAATGCAACCCAGTAAAAGCTATAGATCTATTTTTCAATATAGAGCTTTTAGATGGACAAGCACTTCTTGTACAAAGAAGTTGGGTTTGTCCAAATGTACTTGCTGTATGTACTCGTGGATATGGTAAAAGTACAGTTATTGACCTTGAGATAATGTCAAAAGATATGTGTTTTTGTAATGTATGGACATACATTGCAAGTGGTACAGGCGGTCAGGCTGAACAAACTTTTACTACTTTGGAACGACTTGCCAATGATAACATTGATACATTTTACGGTTCAACCGGTTCTTTATTCAAGAACGAGATTGAAATTAAAAATGCAGCAGGTGATGGATTTTCACACTCGTCCAATGGTTTTTCCTATTCATGTTATAACGGATCTATGACTAGGACATTGAACGGAAATATAGATGCCAAAAGAGGTATGCGAGGCACAGTAATTTTTGACGAAAGTGGTTTCTTGTCTGATGAAATGATGAATGTATATGGTGCATTCGCTGTTGTAAATAAAAGTTTAAAAACAGGTAAAGATGTAGATGGTAATTCAATTGATCCTATTCGTCAAAGGTGCTTACCACGAGATTTGTCGTATCAGAAATATTATATAAGTTCAGCTTCTTCAACTGATACTCAATTTTGGAGACTGTATCGTGACTTTTCTAAACAGCAAATTATGGGAAATCCAGATTATTGTGTTTTACATATAGATTGCGAACAAGCATTTAAACCAACTCTTAGGGGAGAATTAGTCACCCCTCTTCTATCTCGAAATACTGTTGAATCGGAAATGAGAACAAACCCAGAAAAAGCAAGACGTGAGTATTATTGTATTTTTACTACAGATGCTGGCACTGATGCAATTATTCGTAGAGGTGTTATTACACGAAACGAAGAAACAAGAAAACCTCTTCTTTACAATGATACAGGTGATAAAAAATTCGTCATCACATATGATCCTGCTAGAAGTCGAGATAATTCAGTAATTCTTGTTGGTGAAATTTATGAATATGAACAGGTAGACGGAAGTATTGATACAAGAATGAGATTGGTAAACTGTATTAATCTTATTGATGTTGGTAAAAAAATCAAATCTCCTATGCAGACACCAGATCAGATTGAATATTTAAAAAAAGTAATTCTTGATTATAACGGTGGAGCTGACGCATATGGAAATATTGTTGGTGTATACATTGATGCAGGTAGCGGTGGATCTGGTGTTAATATAGCTGATTATTTAATGCCAGATTGGACAGACTCTGCTGGCATTGTTCATAGAGGCTTAATAGATAAAGAATACTCTGCCGATTATGTTAAGAAATTTCCAAATGCAGTAGACAAAGTACATCTTATGTCCCCTGCTGGTTACAAATCTGAAATGTATGAAGCAATGATAGAATTGATGAATCAGGATAAAATCAGTTTTACAGCACAATATGACCATAAAGGCTATCTCACTGTTTTTGATGTTGATGAGAAAAAATTGGCTAAAGAAAAAGAACGAATTTCTGCTGAACTCAGAAAACAAAAAGTTAATGAAAAGGAATTTGAAACTAAACTCAATGAAGAATTAGAGAAAATTGAATCCGTTAATACAAAAACTATAAAACTTGATTGGCAGGATGAAATTGCTCTTGCTAATATGGATGCTTTAAAAGAAGAATTAGTAAATATGGTTCGTAAGAAACGTGAGTCAGGAAAAGATTCATTTGAACTTACACCTGAGAAAGCTAATAAGCTCCATGATGATCGTGCCTTAATTTGTATAGGGTACTTTGTAATAAATGTAGATAAATTACAAATAGAAAATTTTCTCTGATTAATTGGGAAAGTCCAGAAGTGGATAACCCACAGCAAGCGTAATGGTAGCTGCAACGACTAAGTGAGAAAACTTCATTCTACAAATTATATATGAAGATGCGATAGTCTGAACTCGTAATATAACTTAAAAATGAAATACGAGAATTAAGGTCGAGTGTAAAGACACTCTTGGAAGTACCTTAATCGCCTATTAAATATATCAGTTAAAGGAAGTGATACTATAACTGGTATTTATATGATAAAAAATGTTAAAAATAACAAACTATATATTGGTCAATCTACAGATATAAAAAATAGATGGGTGCGACATAAATCTGAATTGAATAACAATCGTCATATTAATAATCATCTTCAATTTGCATGGAACAAATATGGAGAAGATTGTTTTATTTTTGCAGTAATTGAAGAATGTTCTGTCTCTGAATTAGATGAGCGTGAGAAATTTTATATAAACAAATATAATTCTATGAGTAATGGATATAACTTGTGTGAAGGTGGAAATGGAATTCGTGGTTATAAACATACTGAAGAAGAAATAGAGAAAATGAGAATGATTCAAAATCCTAAAACATTACTTCAAATTAATAAAAATTTAGAAATTGTTAATAAATGGCATGGGGTATCACATGCCTCAAAAATTCTTGGTTATTCAAAAAGAAATATAGAATTATGTTGCAACATGGTTTATGGACATAAAACTGCATACGGATATTATTGGTTTTATGAAGATGACTTCAATAATAATAAAATAGATTGGAATTATTATACATCAAAGCAAAAGATTAATTATGATGGAAAATATGTTGTTCAAAAAGATTTAGATGGGAATATTTTATCTACCTTTAAATCTATAATGGAAGCACACAGAATGACTAATATTAATAGACAATCTATTCAATATTGTTTACAAGGAAAACAGAAAACAGCAAAAAATTATATTTTTGAATATATTTAATAGGTTTAAAAGTAACAGAATGATACGGCGTGTATGGCTTCTTACGCTCTCATGTGTGAACGTAGGAAAGCTATTACAAATAAAAAACGTCCAATAGAGGATGCAACAAGTTTTATAAACAAGCTTACAATCCGTAAAGCAAAATACAATTAAGGAGGTGCATTATCAAATATGCCTAGACCTAAGAAAGTAGATGCAAATTCTAATGCACCTGCTAAAGTAAATAATTCACAGAAGAAAACCACTTCTTCTACTCCAAAACAGCCAACCGCAAATGAAATGCGTGAATGGTATGAGAAAAATAAAAGTAGACTTGAACGTTACGAAGATGCAACAAGTGCTATTACAAGTCTTCGAGATATTCAAAAATCATCCAGATATACATCAATTAGTAATTACTCAAAGGAAGATGTAAAATCATACATAAAGAATATTTCTTCTAATGAAAAGAATCTACGAAGCCTATCTCGTTATCTCTATTATCGTTCAGAAATCTATTATCGTCTTTGCAAATATTATGCAAATCAGATTGATCTTACAATTCGTAATATAGTTCCCCCATTTATAATCTCAGGTGAAAATGATGTGCAATCCACATTACAAAAATATCAAGAAACAGTTGATATAGTTGACACTCTAGGATTAAATTATGAGTTCCGTAAAGCTGCATCTATTACTTTAAGAGAAGATGTATTTTATGGATGTGCTTATTATACAGAGGGACAAGGAATGTTTGTTCTTCCATTAGATCCTGATTATATGAAAATAGCAGGTATGTTTCCTGATGGTTCATTTGCAGGAGCTATGGACATGAGTTATTTCCGTAGCCATCAGGAGCTTCTTGAATATTGGGGAGAACCATTCAATAGTATGTGGAACACATATCAAAGTACAAATGAAAAATATCAGTTAATCCCAGAAGAATATAATGTATGTATTAAATTTAGGTCTGAAGACTGGGAGACCATCGTTCCCGTGCTTACACCTATATTTTTATCATTGATTGACCTTATGGATGCCTCTGATTATCAGGCGGTTCAACAGGCAGCTAATATTTATAAATTAGTGTGGCTTGAAATGAAAACTATGGGCAAAGATGTAGATGATTGGACTGTGAATCCAGATATAATGATTCAGTATTTCAATCGTATGCTTGAAGAAGCATTACCGCCTTATATCTCCGCTGCTATTGTTCCTGGTGAATTACATGAGATAAGTTTTCCAGATGATGCGACAGGTGATATTACAAAAGTTGAAAAAGCAACGAAGGAAATTTTAAATACTGCTGGTGGTGCTCAGATATTAAACCTAAACTCTGCATCTAATTCCACTGCTTTTAAATATGGCGTACTTGCAGATTCTACATTTTCTATTTCAACTCTTATTCCACAGATTCAAGCTATTGTTAATAGACTTCTATCTAATTGGATTTCTGAACCTTGTAAGGTTAAATTCTTTGATGTTTCTATTTATCAGAAGGATGATTTTAGAAAATCAATCTTGGAATCATGTACTAATGGATTACCAAACAAAATTCTTTATAACACATTAAATGGCGTATCTGAAAAAGATACGTTATCTATGAACTTTTTGGAAGAAGACTGTTTGCAGCTTAGTTCAAAATTCAAACCGCTATCTAGCACTTATACTCAGACAGGCAATAATAAAGGCGGTGGTCAAGAGAAGGATGATTCGGAACTTACAGATGCTGGACTTCGCACAAGAGACGAGAATTTAAATGATAAATAGGAGTTGGTGGAATGAATCAAAAATTTATACAGACACAAGATGCACCTACTGCTACTCTCCTATCCCAATTAGGATATCAACAGGTGCAAAATTCTAATGGTATTTATGTATTTTTGAATACTGATACTCTTCGGTTTTCAGAAAATATAGATATAAATAAATTGAAGTATACAAATATGCTTACATTTTAGTCGTCTTCCTTGGGCGACTTTTATTATGTCAGAAAGGAGGAAAAGACTAAGTAGATGCCAAAGGTTATTAAAAAGAAAATTTTAACTGAAGATGATTTACTAAAATTTTGCCAAGAACAAAAATTTGCAAAATTCAGTTCTAAAGATACTGGCTATCAATTGGCTTTAAAAGTGCCTACTACTTTTGAGATAGACGATACCGTAGACGAAAATCATCGTGGAATGATGCGTCTTAAATTCAGAATTTTTCATACAGGACTTAACAGAAATAAGAGTTATGTATCAAAGGATGCTGCTGAGAAAGCAATGAATACAATTGCTGACAGACCTGTGTTGGCTGCAATCCATCAGCTTGACGATGGCAGTTGGGATTTCGAAGGTCATGAGATGGAAGTTGTTAAGGATGATAAAGGTAACGAAGAACTTAGATATATTGAATCTCAAGTTGGTTCTTTCTCATCTGAACCTGCATTTTGGGAACATGATGATAATTTAGATAAAGATTATGTATGTGCATATGCTTATATCAGCGAAGAATATACAAAGGCTTGTGAAATTATTCGTGCAAAACAAGGTTCAAAAAATAGTTGCGAGCTTTTTATTGATGAGCTCTCTTACAATGCCAAGGAGAAATATCTTGACTTAAATGATTTCTATGTAAATGCTTCAACTTTGTTAGGAAGTCATGATGATGGTACAGAAATTCAGGAAGGTATGGAAGGTTCTCGTGCCGATATTGCGGATTTTAGTGTAAATAACAATTCAGTAAAATTTGACAAAGATGAAAAATTGATTGAACTCTTAGAAAATCTTAACAAGACACTTTCTAATTTCAATAAAGAACAGACTCCTGTTCAAACACAATCAAGGGAAGGAGGAATAAATAACAAAATGACAAAATTTGAAGAGTTACTTGCCAAATATGGTAAGACTGATGAAGATGTAACATTCGATTATACAGAAATGTCAGATGAGGAACTTGAAGCAAAATTTGCCGAGATGTTCGATGATGACGATTCAGAAGGAGACAATTCAGGTAGCGGAGAATCTGGTGAGCCTTCCAATGATGGAGAAGGTGATGGCGAAGGAGCTTCTGATCCAGAAGGCGATGAAGGTGGAAGTCAGACTTTTAAAAAGATTGTTCGTACATATGAAATTTCTCACGAAGATACAAGATATGCACTTTATAATCTGTTAGCACCATACGAAGAGTCAGATAACGATTATTATTATATATCAAATGTATTTGATTCTTATTTTGTATATGAGGGTTGGTGTACTGATAAAATCTACCGCCAGAACTATACGAAAGATGGTGACAATGTTGCATTTGATGGTGAACGTATTGAATTATTCCGTGAGCTTTTAACAGCAAGTGAGAAGGCTGAACTTGAATCTATGCGTTCAAACTACGCTACACTCAAAGAGTTCAAGGAGACAGCAGAAAAGAATGAACTTCATGCACAGAAAGAAGCTATTATAAATGCTGATAATTATTCTGTTCTTACAGAGAAAGATTCAGAAGGAAATTATGTAAATGCTGATTTCGCTGAATTAGTAAAGACTATGGATAATTATTCTGTAAAAGACTTTGAAACAAAGGTAAAGGTTATGCATTCAGATTATATGTCTACACATGCGAACTTCTCTTCTGTTAACACAAAGAAAAACACAAATTCAGTTAAGATGTTTACGAATGTGAATAGCACAAAAAAGAAAAATAATCGCTATGGAAATTTAAAGTTTAATTAAAAACTTAATACAACCAATATTCAATATGCTCGTTGCTTTTTGCAACGAGTTTTTTAATGCAAAAAAATTTAAGGAGGAATTTTATTATGGCAAATATGTCAATTAAGTATGAAATTGCCAAACATGCAACTGCTAATCCTTCCAATGTTTTAGCAGCAAATTATGGCGAGCATATGTTTTCTGTTGAACTTACAACAGATACCGATAATGGTAATTTAATCGCAATCGGAGATTGGAAGAGTCTCGATCTTTATAAGGAAGCTGCTGTAACTACTTTTACAGGAAAAATCGTACAGCAGATGAGTAATGGTAATTATCTTGTACTCGTTACTGATCCCGGTGATGCAGTTTTAGTATATTCCGTTCCTGTTGGGGCTGAAGATTGGACTAATACATGGAAGAAAGAGTCAAACCTTTACAATCTGGCTGGCGACAGAGTTCGTTGCTATGGTTTACACAAATATGACACTTTTGAACTTTCTACTGAAGGATTCGATGGAAAACCAGAGGTAGGAAAGGCAATTACAGGCGTAAGTGCTAAGAAACTTACCGTTGAAGTTTAATTATGGAAGGAGGTTTAAAATAATATGTTAGTATTTTCTGATAATTTAAAAAGAGTATTCTCTAAACCAGAGAATGATTTCGAAGGCTTTAGAAAGCTTTTTTATGATTATACACATGGTATAACAGTATATGATGAGAATGGAAACGAAGTTCCTAAGAATGCTGTAAACGCAAAAATTAACAGTGTTTGTTTCGATATTTTAGGATTAGATCCTACACAGAAATATTCAAAGAGAGATATTAAAAGAGCAATGAAGAGAAACGGTCTTGAACTTATGGAGGTTCTTGAGGATACTCTTGATATTAAGGTTACAACTGGTTTACAGGAAAATGAATTCTTTAATCAGTTTGTTGAGTCAAAGAATATTTCTCAGGGAGATAAAAATGAGTTCTGGACAGATAAGGATGTAATTCTTACTGTTGCTAAAGTATCTGGGGATCATCATGACTTATCAATGCAGAAACTTGCAGAGGGTGAATCTTTCTCAGTAAAGACATCCAACTACGCAATCAAGGTTGGTATGGATATTGATGTATATCTTACAGGTCGCAAAGATTGGTCTAAGTTTGTTGATGCTGTATCAATCGCTATGCAGGAAGAAGTTCAGAATGATATGCTTACAGAGGTAATGTCTGTAGGTGATAAAATTCCTGCACAGGAAGTATTCCATGTAACAAAGGAGATTACTGCTTCTAACAAGGAATCTTTTGATCAGTTACTTGATGATGTTTCTGCTGCTAATGGTGGAGTTGATGTAACAGTATTCGGTTTAAAGACAGACCTTAAAAAGCTTAATGCATTTACAGATGTTGATTGGGCTACAGATGCTCAGAAAGAGGATATGGCAAAACTTGGTAGACTTGGTACATACGAGACTACTACTCTTGTCGAAATCCCACAGAGATTTGTTAAGAATGATGTTACAAAGAAACTCATTAAGCCTGGTACTCTTCTTATTGTTCCTAATGTTGACAATAAGTTCTGCAAGTTTGTAGATGTTGGAGAAACAGAAATTGTTGAGGTTACTGAAAAGGCTGATAGAGCTGACGACTTCATGACATACGAAGTACAGAGAGAAATGGGCATCGCATGTATCTTTGATAGATACTTTGGTGTTTGGACTATTGCCTAAATAAAAAAAACAGAAGTTATAAGAGGTTGGTATAATCCAGCCTCTTATTTTTATGGAACGAAAGGATTATAAAATGGCTTATACAAAGAAAACAACAACTCCAAAGACGGAGAATAAAGAAGAAAAAGAATCTACAGTTAAAAAGGAAGTTAGAAAGTTTGATGCAACAGATGCCATTGAATGTAAATCAATTGTTTCTGGATGTCTTGGTATGATTGGAATTAAATCAGGTGTGAATTATGAATGGGCTGGTCGTGGCGATGTGACAGAGGTGGAATATCAGGATCTTGTAGCTGCTATTCGTTCAGGTAAAAGGCATATTACAGAACCTTTTTTTATCATTCAGGACGAAGATTTTCTTGCAGAATTTCCGCAGGTTCAGAAAATTTATACAACTATGTATTCAGTTGGCGACTTAGAAGATTTGTTAATTACACCAGATGCGGATACTATGATTGCGACAATTGAAACACTTCCAGATGGCGCAAAAGAATCAATTAAAAATATTGCAGCAACTTTGATAGCAAACGGACGTGTTGATAGTGTAAAGAAAATTAAAGCACTTGATGCATTTTATGGGACGAATTTTACACTGATGTCTGAATTATTTGAATAGTAAAGGAGGCTCACAATGACGCTTCCATACGAAACAATTTTTTCACGAACAAGAGGACGAATCAATGATGTAAAAGAACTCTCTCTTGACGAAAATGATTTGCTTGAAATATATACAGAGCGATTAAACAATGTAATTGCTAATCCAAGAGTGCGCAGACTATTCTCTTCTCTCACGCTCGATGATGAAATTCAACAGTTGGATTTTACGTTGAATAATTCAGTAGATGAAACGGCTGATATGAATTTTGTCGTAGGAATTCTTGTACTTGGAATGACGATTGAGTGGTTACAGCCACAGGTTGATTCAATTATGCACACATCAGTAATGATAGGTGGTAAGGAAGAAAAGAAGCTACTTGACAATCATAAAAATATGATTAATCGTCTGGATTCCATGAAAATTGAATTAAATAAACGTATTCGTGATTACGGATATATGTACAATTCCTATATTAACACGGAGTCCTAATATGCAATACATATATGGTGACTTTACAGACAAGCAAATCAATGAAGCAGTTCGTGCAATGCATGGTGATATTCACAAACTATTGCTCTATAAAGACAAAACAATTGAAGAGAAAATATTTGAAGATGATGAAGCATTTCTCGTCTTCTTTGAGAATGTTATGTTTAAATTAGGTGGCATAAAAACCTTATTTAATGATAACGGACTTATGGTAACTCTTATGGCAACCTTACAAGGTGCTATGGATAATTTCAAGAGCGACCATTTTAGTTATAAAAAATTTCGTAGGGCAATCTTAGATTCTCACGGATATATTAAGCAGATGTTTGAGGAGGTGGGTTGCGATGCCGAGTCTACAAACAGCTAGGCGAATCGCTAACGCCAAAACAAATAATGCGAAAACTTTAGGTCAGATTTATAAAGAAGAATCTGATTGGGTGATGGAACAGACATTTGAAAACGACATTGCTACAAAAACTTGTTACATCTACGATCATTTTCATGACGATTTTTTCACAGATGAACATGGAATTACACGTTCTCTTGCTGAAGGTATGACTTATGAAAATACCAATAAGACAAAGATAGATGCAAAGTTTATTGTCAAATCTTATCAGTCAATGGACAAAGACCAAGTGGAATACTATCTTATGTTTCGTCCAAGTCAGCCTGTAAAATTTAATGAAGGTGATGACCTTTATTATTATGAGAAAATTCATTCAAAGTATAATAGTGAATTTCCAATTGGACTCTGGTGCGATATTCCTGACGATAGAGGGGTATATCATAAATGGTTAATTTGTAGAAATGAGCCAGCGAATCAGTTTCCAAAATATCTCGTCTTGCCTGCAAATTATGAATTAATGTGGGTGGAAAAAAGTGGAACACAAAGAATTAAAAGACGTATGTGGTCTGTGTTAAGAATGCAATCATCGTAAAATGTATGCGCTTCATATTGGAAACAATATGTCGAAAGTTTTCTTACGCTGGAAGTTTACAATGCCAATTACACTACAACATAAGGATGAAATATGCCTAAGTGTGAATGTGGTCGAAAGACAGAAAAAAGTAATTGGATGGCATATGCTGCAATAAAAGCATTATGTTTTCATAATGTGCTAAGTGCTATTAATAAGTAATAATCAGCTGCGAAGCCTCGAACAGAGGAACGTTCAACGAGCATGTACCCAAGTGGGTTAATGGAAACCACCTAAGTTCTATTTTTTAGAATATGGTGTTGATATGCTCTGACCTTCTGTAGAGATACAGAGAAAATAAAATTATAAATAGAGAATAGTTAATTAGACGGGACAGTGGGTTGCAAACCACTTCTACTTACTCCTAATAAGTAGATTACCGTCTTTTTATATTGCAATTTTTTAGGAGGAATAAGCAATGAAAAATGGAATACCAAATTATAATGAAATAATTTTTACAAAAGAACAAAAAGAAGAGATTGTTAAATTATATGTAGAAAACAAATTATCAACTACCAAAATAGGTAAAATTATGGGATGTAATTATAATAAGATTTGTCATATATTAGATGAATTTGGAATTAAACGTGTGAATAACGGTCAAAGAAAATATCATTTAAACGAAAAGTATTTTGACAATATTGATACACCAAACAAGGCATATGTATTAGGCTTGTTTTTTGCAGATGGGTGTAATTTTCCACCAAAAGGAACGGCTTGCATTTCTTTACAAGAAAGTGATAAGAAATTATTAGAAGATATTAGTAAAGAAATCGAAAGTAATAATCCTTTAAAAATAATAGATCAATCTAATAAAAAGAGCGAAAAGAACTATTCATACAATAATATGTGTACATTGAACATGAATAGCAGGCATTTGTGTAATTCTTTAGAAAAATTAGGTGCTGTAAGGAATAAAAGTCTTGTTTTAGAATTTCCAAATATTCCAAAAGATTTATATTCTCATTTTGTTCGTGGATACTATGACGGCGATGGGAGTGTTTATCGTTATATAAAAAACGAAAATAACAAACGTATTACATTAACAATTACTTCTACAGAAAACTTTTGTGAAAAAATAAAAGATATAGTTGAAAAAGAACTTGGTATTTATTGCGGAATATATGATGCATCTTGTCATAACGGAATAACAAAAGTTGCAAGTATTACTGGCACTTCTGCTATTAAGCTTATGAATTGGATGTATAAAGATGCGGATTTATATCTTCAAAGAAAATATGATAGATACATAGAATATACCGCAGCATAATTTTATAATTTTATCTTTATTGGATTAACGAACCAATAAAGTAACATATTGATACGATTGGAACTTATACAGATTTAAGATTTACACATGTTGATAACCAAGATAAAATTTGGCTACCAATGAATGATATTACCAGTAAATTTTGGTATACATCAGAGGATTCAAAAAATATGCGTCTATTAGTTAGCACATTATCAGATCACCCGTCAGCATGGACTGTGACAAAATGTGAAAATGTTCAACCATTTGGGATACAAAAATTAACTATTTATAGTAATTTCTTTAATGAGCATACTGATTATGTCAATCTTGAAACAGGCGAAATGTATGCGAACTATTTCGATTCAGAAATCGCTCCAACAGATCCATCTACTCCAACTATTCCCCCATCTTCTATCACAGCAAGAATTTCAGCATCCACTTCAACAATTAAGATTGGTGGCTCTTATAAAAATCTTACAGTAAATCTATTTAATGATTCCAATGAAGATATTACAACTGAATATGCTGATGCAACATTTACATGGACTTGTTCTATTGATGATGAAGATTGGACTGATAAAGTTACATGGCGAGATAGTACAGAATACAACCAAAAGAAAGTAAAATTTCCAAATGACACTTCCGTTATCGGCAAAATACTGTCTCTTAAGTGTGAAATTGTTAAAGATAACTTGCCGATAAAATCTGAAATTTTGCTGTTGGAACTAACTGAGTAAGGAGGTGTTGTATGGCAGAAAAATTAATTACAAAGAATGATTTGTTAAACAAACTTCGTGCGTATAGAACTACTCCTGATGATGAAAATATTCAGTATAAGAAAAAGATTAAGAAAGCACTTATGCTCAATCCATGTCTTTTATATGCACTCAATGAGAAGTCATTAGAATCTGAACTTTTTGATGATGATGGTAATATTAATTGGGAATGGAACGAAGACACAAAGGAATATGAACCTCTTGGAGAATGGGATAGATATTTTGGTGGAACATCCAACATTCGTCCTTATTTATTTATCCCTGATACTCAAACAGAAGTAAAACATTATATCTGTTATCAAGTGTCTTTTGATGAGATGCCTCGTTACCAAGATACATTAAAGTATACGAATATTACATTTACTATTTTTGTGCATGGTAATGACAGAGATGATAAATTAACTGGCATTCCAAGACATGATCTTATTGCCTCTATTATAAGAGAACGATTTAATTGGTCAAATATATTTGGGATGCAGACACATCTTGTATCATCAAAGGAATCTACTACAGATAATAATTATCTTGTTCGCACTCTTGTATTCCAAGTTATTGACACTAGTGGAATCGTAAATACGACCAATGGAAAAACAAGTTTGAGCAATTACCAGTTAAGGCGGTGATATTATGGCTAATATATCGTCTGGTGCATTGGATGCAATTCAAACCGCTACTATTGAAGAAAATCAAAAGAAACAAAAACTTTCTAATGATAAATATCATTTTGATAAATTAAAACTTTTCTTTGGTGAAGATTATTATGTACACGGAATTAAAATATCCCAACCAACTATAGGTGATATTTTAGATATTGGTGAATCAAAATTTTATACTGCTATCTCCCCATTTATTAACAATTCCACTTCGATTCGTCTTATGCTATTTAATCTCGGTGTAGAAAATTGGTGCAAGGTAAAAGATATAGAGGTATATAATCTATTATCTCAAATTCCAGAACAAGACTATTCTCCACTTCGTTTGATATTTCATGATGTAAATTTCCTAGACTATAAAATTGTTTCTTATACTGATGAAAATTCAGAAGAACAATTTGGGTTATATAATCCAGAGTCTAATATTCTATTGTCAGAAAATGAATATATGAAAATTGCTGAGTATATCAGAACCATTATGAATATTCATCCTAAAGTAGAAAAGGCAAAAGGAAGAACTACTAGAGATTGGATGAGACAAGAAGATCAAATGAACTTATCTATGAAAAAACCAGATGATAATTCTGAGTCTAATCTTCTACCTATTATTTCAGCATTGACAAATCACCCTGGTTTTAAATACAAACTTGAAGAATTAAAACAAGTAAAAATATATCAATTTTACGATGCAGTTCAAAGGCTTCAAATATATGAGCAAACCCATGCATTGATGGGTGGAAGTTATTCTGGATTCTGTGACACAAGTAAAATTGATAAAGAACAATTTAATTTTATGAGAGAAATATAGTTAATTTGAACATCTATTTGGATGTTCTTTTTTTATACAAATTTTTAATAATTTAAGGAGGAAATAAAATTATGGCATTTAAGATTGGTGACGTAATTATTGATAGAGCGCAGTTTGGTTATGGTGCTACTAAAGCTGGTGTCCCACTGTATGCTCTTACTCAGCTTAATAATTTTAATATTGATATTACTGCTGATTCAACAGACGTTAATGATGCAAGAGGTAATCTTGTATATAGAAAGTACACAGGTAAGAAGGGTGATGTTACTGCAACAAATGCATTCCTTAATCTTGCTGTAGTTTCAACTATTGCTGCAACAGATGCAGAAATTGCAACAAGTGATAATGCTATTGAAATGCCTATTCTTACAACTCTTAAAGCTGGTGAAACACTTGATCTTTCAGAGGACTATGTTGATGGTTCAGCAGTTGTATCTGGTCTTGCAAATGGTGCGCTTGGCAAGGAATATAAGATTGCTGCTTCCCCTGAAACTGCTACAAAGACTGAGTTTGGTATTGCAACACATGTACTTACTCCACCAAAGGCAGACGATGAAACAGAGTTCTTTGTTAAGTATAAGAAAAAGGTTAAGAGTGGTGCGAAGGTATCTATCACTGGTAATAAGTTCCCTAAAGCTCACGAACTGTTTGTTAAGGCACTTGCAGTTGATCCATGTGATAAGGAAAGCTTTAGAGCCGTTGTTATCCACATCGCTTCATTCATTCCAAGTCCAGAGGTAACAATTGCACTTGAAGGTGGCGACTCACAGACTATGGATTATAAGGGTTCAATCCTTACTGATACATGTACAACTGAGCAGATGATGGTAGAAATCTACTTCATTGATGAGCCAGAGGAAGCCTAATCTGATATCAACCTAATCAATTATAAGAGTGGTAGTCCTTACTATCACTCTTCTTTTTAAAGGAGGATTACCTTGAGTAAGGAAAAGATATGTGCTGTTTGTTATAAGTCATATGAGTATTGTCCCGTCTGTGGAAAAGATAAGGATAAGCCTACTTGGATGTTCACATTCTGTAGTGAAAATTGTCACGACATTTATCTTGTAACATCTTCTTATGCAAATCATAAGCTGACAGCAAACAAAGCAAAAAATAGATTAGATAAACTTGATTTATCTGGATTAGATAATTTTGGTGGAAGTTATCAGAATGTCATTACTGATATAAACGAAAATGTAGTATCAGATAAGATTGAAGAAAACCTTATACAGGATTCTATTTTAACAGATGCAACTGATAATTCAACTAAGAAAAATATAGATAAGTATGAAAAGATTAAGTATTCACCTAAAAAGAAAGGGTGATGCAATTTGAATAGTGATTTTAGAAAATTCTGATGGGAATATGACATTACTATTCAAATGTTATATTCCCATTTTTTTACGGTAATACAGATAAAGGAATGAAAGGAAAATGATAAAAACTAATTTAAAAACAAGAGATTACTTTCCACACGAAGCAGTTAGGATCGTTAATCCCAAACAGTATCTACTATATATTAAAAATAATGTATATCCAGTTGATATGTATACAAGTATAGATGATAAAACAAATAATGTAATTTTGGCAATGATATTTCTTAAAGCAGACACTACTGAAGTATATAAAAAGTGGTGTAATTATGAGTTAGATTAGGTAGGTGATTGTATGTATCTGGACTACGCAGCTACTACCCCATTAACTCCACAAGTTGAGGATTATATAGTATCACTATTGGACATATATCAGAACCCATCTTCAATGTATCAATCAGGTGTTGAAGCTAAGAAAATTATTACAACTGCAAGAAATAATGTAGCAAAATTTATTAATGCTAATCCTGAGAATATTATTTTTACATCAGGCGGTTCAGCCAGTAACACACTATTTATAAAAGGTTATACTCAGAAAAACGAATGTAAAGTATTATACTCTCCTACTTCACACAAATCAGTATTGAAATGTGTAGAGTCATTAAAATACAAGTGTCCACTCAAAGTTGACTACACAGGGAAAATAGACATCCAAGATCTCAAGGAATGTTTATCTATGGATACAATGAAGAAACTTGTAGTTATAGAATATGCTAATTCTGAAATAGGAAGTATTCAAGACGTGAAACAAATTATTGAGATATGTCACTTTTATAATGCGATAGTTTATGTAGATTGTACAGGTTCAATTAGCCAAATTCCTGTTGATGTAAAAATGTTGAACGCTGATGGTCTGGGATTTTCGGCGCATAAACTCGGAGCGTTAAAGGGAACAGGTGTTTTATATAAGAAACCGTCAATAGAACTCGAACCACTCATATATGGTTCACAGGAACAAAGCTTATTTGGCGGCACTGAAAATGTAATAGGCATTGCAGCACTTAGTAAAGCAGTCGAGGATTATAATTACTTTTCTATCACGTCTGAGAATAGAGATTATATTCATGATTATATCATCAATAATATAGTAGATTCTCATATTATAGGTGCAGACGTTGATAGTCGCTTACCACATAATTTATATGTTTGTTTTGATGGTATTGAAGGTGAATCACTGATGGTATTACTGGATATGGCAGATATACAGGTGTCAACTGGTTCTGCATGTGCATCAGGTGATTTAACACCATCTTCTACTCTTACAGCAATTGGATTAGATGAGAAACAAATACATAGTGGTATTCGCATGACATTTAGTGGATACGAAACAAGGGATGAATTGGATTATTTATGTTCCAATCTAAAACGATGTGTAGAGACATTAAGAAAATTAAATAAGTAACTATAAGGAGAATGGTTTTGCCGTTCTTTTTTATTTTGGAAAGGAGAATGAATTATGAAGGATGTATTGAGTAGTCTCGACTGGACAACTATTCTTGGAGTTATCTGGACAGCAATTATATTGCCTATTGGCACAAAAATTTTAACAACAGTAAATAAATGGTTGGAAGCAAGAAAATTAGATAAGTATGGTCAGATCCTCTATGAAGAGGTTAAGAAGGCAGTCAAGTCAGTTTATGAATCTGTTGTTAAAGATATCAAAGGTACAGATGAATGGACAGAGGATAAAATGAATGAAGTTAGAGAGCTTGCTAAGACTAAGATACTCCAAGCACTTCCAACAATTGTATATAAGGTATTGAGTGAAGCGAATGAGGATTTTGGTGATTATCTTGATTCTCTTATAGATACAGCACTTTACGATACAAAACACGAGGAGGTGTAACTATGGCTAGTATGAATGGCATAGATATATCAGCGTGGCAAGAAAATATTGATCTTAGTAAAGTCCCTTGCGATTTTGTTATTGTAAAGGCAACTGAGGGTACAGGATACACAAGTAATTGTTGTGTAAAACAGTGTGACAAGACTCTCAAACTCAATAAGTGCCTTGGACTTTATCATTATGCCAATGGTGGTGTTGTTAAGGCTGAAGCAGATCGTTTTCTATCAGTTGCGAAGAAATATGTAGGTAAGGCTATATTTGTTCTTGATTGGGAATCAGGCGGTAACTCTCAATTTGGTAAAAATGATTATGCTTGGTGTAAAGAATGGTGTAATTATGTATATAGGAAGACTAAGATTAAGCCGTTTATCTATATACAGAAATCGGCTATGAATTCTGTTAAGAATGTAGGTGCTCCACTTTGGATTGCCCAGTATCCAGATTATAATGAAACAGGTTATCAGACTGCTCCTTGGAATGAAGGAGCTTACTCATGTGCGATTAGACAGTATAGTTCTGTTGGTAAACTAAATGGTTATAATGGACATCTTGATCTCAATAAAGCATATTTTGATAAAGCTCAATGGAAGAAATATTCTTCTAAGGTTGGTGTTGTATCAAGTATTTCAAGTATTATTAGACCAATCATCAAGCCATCTCCTACTAAACCTACATCTTCAAAACCAGCTACATCTTCCACCGCCTCCATTATCAAAAAGGGACAGACTGAGGCGAATAAGTTTGCTGGATGTAACATTACTGTTGATGGTATCCGTGGAACTGAGACAAAAAAAGCTGCTGTTAAGGTAGTCCAAACAGGACTTAATAAGGATTATGGTGCTGGTCTTGCAGTAGATGGAATTTGGGGGTTTGCTACTGATGCTGCATTTGGTTCGCATTATGTTCAAATGTCAGAATGTCAATGGATGGTTACAGCACTTGAAATATTATGTTTACTCAAAGGAAAAAATCCAAAGGGTGTTGAATATCCTGGTGTGTTTGGTCAAGGATTAAAGAAAGCTTGTGGAACATCGAAAGCTGTTAAGAAAACTTTCAAGAATCTATGTTCTTAGAAAGGTGGCTTAAATGAAATATATAGAAGCCGTATTTAATCAAAATTATATAAGTGTTATCCTGGCAGTGTTTTTACTATTATTTGCAATTAAAGAAATAATTGATCTCATTTCTTATTTCAAGGAGAAGGGACGAATTAAAACTGGTTCTGAGCAGGACAAAGAAAATGTTGAGAATAGACTTATGACTTTAGAAAAACATGATAATTGGCAATACAAAGAAATATCTAAAATGTCAAAGGGTATAGATGATATAAAATGTCAACTAACTGAAAAAGAAAGAGCTGATAAAGAGCGTACAGTTGCGACATTAAGAAATCAGTTATATGGATTACATACTAAATTTTCTGAAAAGGGTTATGTTGACAATTCTGGATTAAAAACTTTTACGGAGTTAGGGAAAATTTATGAAGCCGCTGGGGGTGACGATATTTACCACGAAAAATTGAAACCAGAAGTGTTAAGCTTACCAATTAAGGACGATTGAATATTTCTACCACAGTAAAAATTACTCATATTATAATATACTACATAAATAAAATACATTTGTACATATTAATATTATGAGGAACAAAGTGTGGTATTATCGAAATCAAAGAGGATTAACATTACAACAATTGTCAAAGTTAACAGGTTTGTCTGTTGCGGCTATTAGCAAAATTGAAAATGACAACACTAATGATATACTTCTTAAAAATGCTATTATCCTATCTCGTACACTCAAGGTTGATATGTATGAATTATTTTGCATATCAAAATAAGGAGGGGATCACATGGATAGGCAATATTACAATGTTATATGTGAAGAGATTTCGATCTTAGGAGGAAAGGTTATTCACATTGATAAGAATGTTGGTAGTTTGGACGAAGTACATGAAGTTGTTAGTGAAAATGTTGACAGGTATCCTAATGGTAAATGGGAATTATATCCTATGATAATAACAATGTAAAATTAAATAAATATGTTTTAGAAAGAGAGATTTCTTCGGAGATCTCTCTTTTTGTTATGTAAGGAGTGAAAGGAAATAGCACAGAATCAAGGTAAGCGATTTGAGCAAGCGATCAAAGATTCTGTTCCAGATACATGTTGGATATATCGGTTTAGAGACAACGCAGCATCATTTGGAAACGGAGACAATACTAGATTCGCTAGTAGTAATATTTGTGATTATCTTTTATTTGATGATGAATCAAGAACATTATATTTGCTTGAATTAAAATCGACACAAGGAACGAGTATTTCATTGTCAATGATTAGAGATAATCAGATCAAATCTCTACAAGAAGCAAGCGAACATAATCTTGTAGCAGGATTTATTTGTAATTTTAGAAACGGAAATAATGACACATTCTTTATAGAAATCTGTAATTTTGTAAAGATGATGGAGAATATAAATAAGAAGTCATTTAATATTAATGATTTAAAAAATAATAATGCTATTCCAATAGATAGTAAAAAGAAACGTACTAGATATACATACGACATTCAGAAGTTTGTCAATGAATCACATTTGTAAAGGAGAAAAAGGAATATGAAAATTTTAGAATTTGTAGAAAAATACAATAACATGGCAACTCAGCAGTTAAAGGATAGATTCGTTAAGGATGAAATCAAAATCACTCCATATGTATCAATCATTAAGAAAGATGCTTACGCACAGTTGATTGTAGATAAGACAACATTTGAGCAGGAATCTTATGATGATAACGGAGTAACAAAATATCGTAAAACAGATAAGATTAGAGTAAATTCTGTTGCTCAGTATGTACAGTTTTGTCGTGCCGTGATTGAATTATATACCGACCTTGAGATTGATGAGGATGATAAAGGATTCATTAATGGATATGATGCACTTAAATCTTCTGGCTTACTTGATATTTTAATGATTGGCTCTGATAAAGCTGATCCACTTATTCCTATGAGTGAATTGAGTGAATTTAAAACTATTTTAACAATGAAGCAGTCAGACACTCAGTTTAATGAGACAACTACTCAGGCGTTTATTAGCAAACAGATTGAAAGGATTTCTGATTTGGCAAATGCTACTCTCACACCACTTATGGATGTTGTGAATAAGAAACTTAATAGTTTATCCAATGATGAGTTGAGAAAGATTCTTGATGATTATAAACTTAGCAGTACCGCAAATTTTAAAGAGGTATAAGTATGGAAATTATGAATTTACCAAGAGGTTGTGGTAAGACAACAAATATTATTATTGAAGCTGTTAAAACAGGTTATCCAATTATTACGTTGTGTAGAACTATGAAGAGAGATATTGAAAGACGTGCAGAAAAAATCACAAATAAGAAAATAACTGTTTATACAGTTGCAGAATTTTTAGATGATGATTTTTGGTGCGATAAAATTGATAAGAAACCAGAACATGTTTTAATTGATGAACTTCCATTTGTACTTGAGGAATTATTGGGTACAAAATGTGAAATGGCTACTATGACAAGTAAATCTTTAGAAGAATATTATGGACATAGAGATTGGGATAAATAATTGAAATTCAAATTTCAAGAGGTGAAAATAAAATGAAAAAGCCGTGACTGGTTTGCCACGGACTTCTTCGTTCTCCTTTCATTCCTTGTGTCTTTCTAATTCTTATAGAAAGAGCACTTAATATCAATACCACTAAACAGTGCTAACTTCACATGAATGTCTTTCATACGATGGCTTCGTACATAAATCCAAACTGGAAGTAAGACGATCAGTAGCATGACGATGAATAAAATTGCAATCATCATCAATATATGCTCCTTTCTATGACGCAAGTCATGTATCTTTGTGGAGAAATTGTATTTCTCATCTGATAGCATCAAACACATGATTATGCCACTTTTGCACATAACCTACTATCAGACAATTTAATTATAACATAAAGAATAAAGAATATAAACAGGCTCTATACGTGTCAAAGCGTATAGGGTTTTTCTTATGGAGAGTAATATTGCTACTCTCCTATTTTAATGTTCCAAAACGGAGGTGATACAAAATGGCTGTTCGAGCTACTGGAATAAAAATAAATGATAGAGAATTGAAAAAGTTCGCAGATAGATTAACAGAAAAATACGTGGATAGATATATCTCTGCTGGCAATAAAGCACAAAGGGAAATTCGAGAAAAGTCTACTTTGGAATGGTTTATTGATAGTCAAGGCACAATGGTAAACTCATTAGATTACACACATAAGCTTGTACAGAAAAATGGCAAAGCTATCATATATTTTACTTCATATGTCGATATGAATCAATTTGAAAGATTATCTACACAAAATGATAGTTCTATATATAGATGGAAAAACAAATATAGTGCTTCAATTGATCCAGCCTCATTCTTACTGGATCTGCAATGGAATCAGGGAATACATGGATTGCCTTTGGCTTGGTCAAGACCTAACCCTCTGTTTGGAAATAGAAATATTGGAAGTGGGAATTCGTGGACTAATCCATATTTCAATCAGGGTGAAAGTCTTGAATCTTATACGAGAGATCGTTTCAAGAAAGATTGGGAGTTCACTGTAAATAAATATGTAAAAAGATAGGAGGTATTTGATATGCCAGATAATGTAGCTGCTTCAATGACCGCCAGTATTGTGCTGAATAAATCTGATTTGCTTGCTCAGATATTAAAAGGGTTATCTGAAGGACAAAAAGAGTTACAAAATAATAAACTTGAAATGTATTTTGACTTTTCTAATTCAAAGAATCAAGCAGAATTCGAAAAGGTGATTCAAAAATATAGAAAGCAATTATCTTCACAAGAATTTGTTGTGCAGATAAAAGATCAAGGAATAGATGAGACTGTTAAGAGTTTGGATAAGTTGGTAGAGGTTGTTAAATCTCTTGCTTCTGGTAAGGCGTTTGGGACTGGTTCAGGTAATGGAAAAGGTATTGGTAATTCAATAGTTGATGAAAAACAACTCAAGACAGTTATTAATTTATTTGAGAAAATGGAATCTCATCTTGGTTCAATGCGGAAAGTTATATCTGATGTTGGAGATGGTGATGAGTTCTCGCCTCTTTTAACTATGATTAACAAAGTAGATTCTTCTATTTCTGAGTTAGCCAAGAAAACATCTAGTCTAAGTTTGAATATGAATTTAGATTTTGGCTCAGACGATAAAATGACTGCCGAAGTTCAGTCAAGGACTGCAAAATTGTTACATACTTATGAGAATCTGTTTAACAGGTTAAAAATGTCAGGTACTCTTGATTCTAATATGCAAGGTTATTTTGATAATTTCGACATTAATCAGTATGATAACATGAATGCTAAAATTGCTGCATATAAGAATTTTATTACTGAAATGAGAGAAATGTCCAAACAACAGTTTGGTAAAGATTATTTATATTCTGATATAGAAAAATCTTATTATTCAGCAGTTTCTGGTGCACAGCGTTCTTTGAATAATGTAATCAAATCTGAAAGCACCTCTAATAACTCGATAGAAAATCTTTTTGGTAAAACTGATCTTTCAGAAGTAATTAGTCAATTGACAGTTATTGTTAATAAACTTGACGAAATTTCTAAATCTGCAAATAATTTTACAAATGTATTCAAGAATGGACTTGATGTAAACACTTCTATTCAGGAGGTCATTGATCTTACTAATCGTGTTAAGGAACTTGAAACTGAATTAGCGAAGATCAAGAATGTCACGCCTACTACTGTTTCTCCTGCTAATGAAACGAATATTTCATCTGCTTCTGTAGAGTCTGCTACCAATTCCATCAAAGAAGAGAATAATGTATTAGAACAGAATACTCAGAAAATTAAGGAAAATACACAAGCCAAAGAACAGAATGCCAATGCAAACCTCAATAAGTATGATAAACGGTTAGATTCTTACAATGGTAAGGTTGATAAATATCAAGCCACTATTGACAGATTTAAAGATGGTGGTTGGACAAGTAATACATATTTAAAAAAAATACAGGCTGTGCGTGATGCTGTCGAACAGTATGCAACTCTTCTTAACAATATAAAGACTAATCAAAATGGTATCGCTACTGATGAGGATATTCAGAACTTAGACAAGTATGAAAAGAAAATTAAAGATACTATCGCTACTGTTACTAATATGTCGGCTGCTGAAAAGGGATATAGCAAATTAGCAGGACAAAAAGAAATTGATAAAATCAATAAAATACTTCGTGAAAATTCAGCAATGTCTTCAGAAGCAAAAGCTAAAATTAAAGCATATAAGCAAGAACTTATTTCTGGGAATCCTAGTGTCAGTTTGGAAAAAATACATGGCGAAATACTGAAAATTGTTAATGCCGAAGAACTTGCTAGTCGTGCTGGTAGAAGTTTCTTTGATACATTAAAGAATAGTGGATTCCATCAATTAGCTGCTCAGATGGCAGGTATGTTTGGATTTTATGATGTTATTAATCTTGGTAAAGAAGGTTTTAATGTTGTAAGGGAACTTAATACTGCTCTTACAGAAATGCGAAAAGTATCTGATGAAACTGTTCAAAGTTTGAAAGATTATCAAGCTACTACTTTCGATACGGCAGATGCGGTTGGTACAACTGCAAAACAGATACAAAATTCCACAGCAGATTGGATGCGTCTCGGAGAATCAATGAATCAAGCTGCTGAAAGTGCAAAAGATGCAAATGTTCTTTTAAATGTATCAGAGTTTGAAGGAATAGACGAAGCAACGGAGTCTCTTGTATCAATGAGTCAGGCGTATAAAGATCTTGATAAAATGGATATAATTGATGTTCTCAATAATATTGGCAACAATTATAGTATCTCGACAGATGGATTAGCAACTGCTCTTAAAGATTCCGCAAGTGCATTAGTAACTGCAAATAACGATCTTAATGAAGCTGTTTCATTGACTACGGCTGGTAATGCTATAACTCAAGATCCATCTAAGGTAGGGGCAGGTTTAAGGACGATTTCTCTTAGATTGGTTGGTACAGAGGAAGCTAAACAGGAGCTTTCAGATTTAGGCGAAGAAACAGATGGAATGATTACTACCGTTTCTAAACTTAGAGATACAATTATGGATGCAACCAAAGCCGCATCGTCAGATGGAAGAGGTTTTGATATTCTTGATTCTAATGGAAATTATAAAAGTACATACGAAATTATGCAAGGACTTGCAGATTTGTATGACAATATTGTAAAAAAAGATAAAGAATTAGGAACAAATAATCTTAATCTTTTATTGGAGACTATAGCTGGAAAAAATAGATCGAACATTGCCGCAAGTATTCTTCAGAATGGAGATATGCTTCGTTCGGTGTATGAAGATGCTCAAAATTCAGAGGGATCAGCAGAAAAAGAATTAAACTCTTATCTTGATAGTATTGATGGCAGACAAATTTGCCATGTTGCATAGAAATATGCAACTAGAATGTATTTAAATGCAGGTAATGCCTTAGAGCCTTACACCACAATATATAGGAAACTATTATATGATGGTTTTACAACGTAAGGATTGGCTGTTCATGCAACGAAGTACCCTAACGTATTCCGTAGATCATACGGTACTTGAGTCGAGGGTAAACGCTCAACGATCATTCCCATGTCGGGATTTGGAAATATCATATCTATATGATTATAAAATAAAGGTGGAAATCCTGAATATCCAAATCAGTAGAAGTAGGACGCAATCGCAAATGGCGTTGGTTAAATACCTTTAAACGAAAAGGTCACTCTCAGCACGTAATGGTGGAGATGAAGAAATGATCTAATCATCTACTGAAAGGTAGAGATGTTGTTAATAAAAAAATAGGACTGATTATCCTAAAATTTAAGAAATGGAAATAAAGTAAATGAATAATAAATATAAATGTGAATCTGTACGCTTGTGCAGATTTTTATATTCTCTCGGATTCGATAAATATTCTAAATTTGATGAAAACAATAATGAATATTGGTTATTTGAAAGAAGTCAAGATTTACAAAAATCATTAGACTTCTTTTTTAGTATGAGAAGGAAACGGAATAGAGAATAAATAATTGTTAAAGGAGTTAATGATTGTATGATGATAATACAAGAAGATGTTATGAATAAAATAATTGAAGATTATAATAATGGGAACAGCCCTGATAAATTGAGTAAATTATACATAGACTATTCTCCTTATATAATTAGAGAAAATTTAAAACATTATGGTGCTTTTAAATCCCCATATTTTACAGAAAAAGAATTACAAGAAATTAAAATTGACTATATAAATGGTTTATCTCTTCAAGAGATTTCGCAAAAATATAATAGACGTGATGATGTTTTACGAAAGAAGTTACAAGAACTCGGATTATATAACACTAAAATTTATAATATATATTCAGATGAAGAAATACATATCTTGGAGAAATATTATCCAAGTGGCAATTGGAATAAATTATTTGAATTGCTTCCAAATAGAGATAAAAGTTCTATTATAACTAAAGCTTCTAAACTTGGTATAAAACAAACAGAATTTTATTGGACAAAAGAAAGGGCTGAAAAAGAATTAGCTGTTTATGAGTTTCATTTTTTATCTGATAGTTTCGATACAATAAAAGACAAGTATAAAATATCAGACAGAGATGGCTATTTATATTATGTGACAATAGATAATGTTTTAAGAGGTTCTTTACCACAAAAATTTTCACAATCTAATCCGTATACTATAAATAACATTAAGCATTATATAATTTTAAATAATATTGGGTGTGAATTGTTATCAAGTGAATATATAAATAATTCATATGATTTATTATGGAAATGTCATTGCGGAAAAATATTCAATTGTTCGTGGAACAGATTTTTAAATGGAAAGAATCAATGCAACGATTGTTCTAAAAAGGAAAGAGTAAATAACAATGCTATTCCAATTGATAAGGTTGAAGATATATTATCTGGGAAATCATACACTTTGGTTAAAGAAAGCTTTTCAAGAGTTACAAATGGATTTACGGCTATTGATCAAAATGGTTATTATGTACAAATGAATAGAGACAATTTGTTCACAAATAAAAAACCAGAAATATTTCATCAGTGCAATCCATACACAATAGAGAATATAAAACATTATATTAAAATAAACAATATTGAATCGGAATTAATCTCAACCAATTATAAAGGTAATACCAGTAAAATGCTATGGAAGTGTAAATGTGGTAATAGGTTCAAGAAAAGTTGGAGTAGTTTTTATAGTGGAAGTCATTATTGTACTTCTTGTGGTCGCATTGAGCAAGGACTACAACGAAGAAAGGATTTTTCAAAAGTTATTGATATTATTGAAAGTAATGGATACAAATTATATAAAGGGCTTGATAACAACAAGCCAATATCTTCACAAAAAATATCAATAATAGATAATGAAGGATACATATATCAGACTTCATGGGCACATTTGAAAGATAATAAGGGATATGAAAAATTTTACAATACAAATGAATATTCTATTGATAATATAAATCTTTTTCTAAAGATAGAACGTAATGGAGAATATATTTGTATAAGTAAAAAATATTCAGGAAATAATGTTCCATTAAAATTTAAACATGTGTCATGTGGACATATTTTTAAGGCAACATTAATAGAAATGCAAGGAAAATTTTCTCCTAATAGAAAAGATAAATATTATAAACAATGTCCAAAATGTAATACTAATAAGACAGAATCAAATCATGCGTCAATTTTGAAGCAAGTATTCTTACATAATTATCCAGATACCTCTATCGAAGATAAATCTTGTATAAATCCTAAAACTAAAAGGGCTTTTCCAACAGATATTGTAAATCACAATTTAAAAATAGCAATTGAAGTGCAAAGTTCTTATCATGATAAACCCGAAAAGAAAAAAGTTGACTTGTTTAAAAAGAATTATTGGCTTGATAAAGGATACTCCTTCTTTGATCCTGATATACGAGATTATTCTATTTTAGAAATGATTCAATTATTTTTCCCTAATATTCAAAAAATTCCAGAATACATTGATTATAATTTTTCCAATTGTATAGATTTTACAAAAGTTCAAACGCTTTTGGATAATGGATATACAATTTCAGAAATATCAAATTTGTTAAAAATTCAAAAAGGAACAATTCAAGGATTTATCACTAATAAAAAGGTGTTTTTACCAAAGGATTATAAAGAAAAGGTGTTTAATATTCGAGCCGTTATTCAACTATCAAAAAACGGGGAATATATTAATAGATTTTGTTCTTTGTCTGATATGAATAAGAACGGTTATAAAGTTGGGACTGTAAATCGAGTTTTGAAAGGAACTCAAAAATTTGCGTATGATTGTTATTGGGTTTTTGAAGAAGATTATATTTCTGGAAATTTTAAAATTCCAACTGAAACCACTGACAAATTTATAGTTGGCGTAGACAAGTATGATATGAATAACAATTATATTAAGACTTACAAAACGATATATGAAGCCGAAAACGACTCAATTTCAAACAAAAGTGAAATATATAGAGTAGCTTCTGGTGATAGGAAATCTTCTCGAAATGAGAAATGGAAATTTACCAAAACAGTCTAATCAACTGTTTTAATATTTATTAACAACTGGTCAAGCGTTGCGAGCTTGGCTGAATATAATGAAAATGGCTCAATTACAGAACCATGCCCAGGAGTTCTGGTTTAAAGTAATCGACTCTGAAACTATCAAGAATGGAATTGATTTATTATCCACACTTCTTAAAGGTGCTACTGATTTTGTAGACACAGTTGGATTGTTACCAACTATTCTCACAGGAGTTGCAGCAGCATTATCTTTTAAAAATGTCGGCATTGATACGTTAGTGGCGTATTAATCAAATCATTGTTATTGTTTTGAACGTACCGACATCATAGGGTTTCTAACGGATACGTTAGTTTGGACTATGATAAGTATGCTATACATACGATAAACGAAGACGCAATATGCGAGGAAGGCTGTAAAACTCATGGTACTACCCGATTATAAGGAAACTAAATAGGTACAGTAAAAATTCATGAATTCAGTTGGTTCGCAGGGATAGACCTTTAAAATGGTAAGCCCTCAGAGAGTGACAACCGTTGGTAGTAGTTATATGAAACGATGCTACTATAATATGCATTCCGTACTCATGGCACGACATGTTAAATGGTATGAACTTATCTCATATCTCGTGTAAATTAGTTTGACCTCTCAGTTCCTAGAGGTAGATAAGATGGAACAAAAAAAAGAATAAATGAAGTAGGAACTGCTCTACTCAGTCCCTACTTCATTTCGCTCGTTTAAATCAACCTCTAGTGAAGCATCTTTGCACCGAGCTTTTGCATGAATTTCTTTATATTTTGTAATTTTATTAACTATGTATTGGATTAGTTTTTTGACTTCGATTATTACCTTATAACAAAGCCATGATACAAACCCAAGTAGAGTGCATAGAATAAAAAGAGCGATTACACCATATAAAGAATCACACTCAACAATACTTTTTATTATGTCCATCATAGTCACCTCCAATGACATATGATTATTTTTTATTATAGGTAGCGAGCCCGGTTATTAGGGAAGCGACTATAATGAACTAATAATTATGTATTGTATTATAATTATATAATATATAGGCAATAAAGGGTAGTAGAAAAAATAATTTGATGCATATTTCTTCCAAAAAATCAAAAAATACTATATTATTATTTGATTAAGGGAGAATAAATGTATAGACGGCATTTAAGCCAACTGGATGTAAAGTATAAAAGAAGGGTAGCCATTACAACTACCCTCCCCGATTTAAAAGGAGAAAAATAAATATGGAATACAAAAATAGAATTATTTAGATTGATGTTTGTCTTTTGTGACCATGCGAGTAATGTATTGAACTTTCTTTTCAGATAATTCTGGGTGTTTGCAAATCAGTATCGTGACAACTAATTTTAAACCCAAATATCCTAAATAGCATATACCTGCACAGCCTAAGACTCTAATTACGTTCGTTAAAATGTCGAACAATTCTACCCTCCCTTCTTTGTAGTATTATATAAAAGTTGGGAAAATGTATTTGCCCAGAAAGGGCGAGATATTTACTTTTCCAAAGAACTTGTGCCAACTACAATCATGACACTTCGTATGGTATAATACCGAGCATTCTGTCTTGCGATGATCTGAGATACGATGGCTCAGATACAGTTTGCTTAGTATCAGATTACCATATTTATCCAAATATATAAATCCAGAACATACATTCTATGCTATATGCATTTTTCGCATTTTTGTAAAAAAGAATCTCCTGTTCATTTACAATTACTTCAAAATGTGATATTTTTGAGAAAGTAACAAATCAAAAATTTCAATTTTGGAGGTAATTAAATGCAGAACACTACAAAACCTAAAACATTATCATGGATAAACAGTCAGTATAAGAAAGGCAATATTAGTTTCAGTCATAAGTTACAGCGACCAATTAATCAGTGGTCTACTCAAATGAAGAGTCTTTTGATTCACAGTCTGTTAATGGGAATTCCTGTTAATCCCATTTATCTTGTAGAAGAGGATAATGTAATGGCTACTCTTGATGGATCTCAGAGAGTTTCTACTTGTATTCAGTATATCAATGATGAATTTGCCCTTAATAAATATACTCCTAATGTAGTTATTAGATATAAGGAAAATGGTGAAGAGATTGCAAAGGAGTTTGAAATAGCTAAGAAAAGATTTAGTAAACTTGATGATATTGTAAAGGAAGCCCTTCTAGTTGACACATTAGATTTTTGTATATTATCTGATTATACAGACGATGATGTGAAAATGATGTTTGAGCGTCAGAATAGTGGAAAGAAACTTGGAGCAAAATTATTAAGAGTATGCAAATGTTCTGATGAATTCAGTGATATGGTCTACTCTCTCTCAGTTAATCCTCTAATGGATAAACTTATGAGTCCTAATCAGAGGAAGAATGGTACTGACAGGGATGTAATAATCCAGACTATTATGCTCATCGCAACAAATCAGGAACATCAGTTTACATCATTCCGTGCCAAGGATATAGATAACTTTGTTATAGAATATGCTGACCAGTACCTTGATGTAAAAGATACTCTGGAAGAAGTAATGAATAAATTGGATGCAGCATATGACGATTTGGATATTCCTGTAACTTCTCTTCCACAGATTTTATACGCCTGTTATAAGATTGTTAAGAATAAAAAGTCATTTGGTGCATTGGTAAGTAAGATAACAGAATTTTTAAATACCTATAGCGACAACGAGGAGTATAAGCTCTTTGTTCAGCAAGGAACAACAAGTTCTGAAAATGTGGATGGTAGATTCCAATATTGGAGAGCTATTGTTAATGAGTTGAATTAAGTAATTATGTACAAAATTTTATCTTCTTTTTGGTGACATTTTTTATGTGTTACAATATATAATATAAGTAAGAAATCAAATGATTTCGTTAATGCAAGGTTGCCAACGCCGCAAGTTGGGATTTAATGCTAGGTATGCTTCGACCGTAACTGAAGGATTTAATGCTAGGTGTTTCGCCACCGAAAGAGCGAAAATTTAATGCAGGGACGGAGATAAAATCTTCGTCCCATTTATCATACATAAGGAGAAATATGCTGAAATTCTATGATATAAATGAGGATTATGTAAGATACTTGCAAACAATAGATGAACAAGTACCAAATATTCATTATAGTACAAATAATAAATTTGTTTGTGGAGTTGTGCTTAATATTAATGGAGTTGATTATTATGCACCAATATCTCACACAACAAAGAAATATCAAACAAGTCTATTGATATATAATGAATCTATTCCAATATCTTCTATTAGATTTTCATTTATGATTCCAGCATATGACGAAGTATTAACAGAATTAAAGTTTTCTGAAATTTCAAAACGTGATAAAAAGTATGCAGATCTGCTTAAAGTCGAGTATGATTATTGTAAAAATAATAAAACTGATATATACGAAAAAGCAAATGCTGTATATAAAATTGGATGTAATAAGAATCATAGATTAAATTATACATGTTGTGATTTCAAAAAACTTGAAAGTGAATATATGAAATTTAAAGACACCAATTAAGGTGTCTTTTATTATGCTATTTTGTAGCATTATCATTCGCATTGACGAACTCTCTTGCTTTCAATTTAACATAATATCTTTCTATATCTGCTACCAAACATTGTATAAAGTCTTTCATGTCATCAATACCATAATCGCTATGTTTCTTAAAATAATGAACTTCATCATTACCTAACCACGTAGCCGCTTTTGCGATATCTTGAATATCTTCATCTAATTTATCAATGCACTTTCCTAGTTGCATTTTAATAATTTTATCCTTATTATCTGGATCTACCTTAATAAGATAATCTTTGATTAAGAATTCAATTGCTTTTCTATAACCTAACCCAGCTAACCCAATTGTGTCTTCATTTTCTTCTGCATAGCAGGCTTGTCTATATGTTTCTACAAACATAGGTGACAATTGTTTTATATTTTCAGTGAATTCTGGTAATATGTGTTTTCCTGGATATGTGCATGATGGGAATATGGGCGTAAAATCATATGGCATCATGTCGTTTGTTATATAGTAGTCATGTGGTATGTAATATTTTGCGATATATAGTTTGCTGCAACTTGGGCAATGGAATATTATATAAGCGGTTGGTGGTATATAGCTATTGTTATCCCCAATAAGATATCCATCAATAAATGTAGGGCTTGTAGCTATGCCGCAATGAGGACATATTCTCACTTCTTCTACTGATTTTAATTCAATAGTTGTTTCTTTTTCTAAGTTTAAGTTTGGGTGGTAATGTAATTTGTAATTTTTCGTCATATGGTACTCTCCTCTCCTGCTGATTTTGTGAATTGTAAAATATATAGTTTATTATACAATATTACTGGAAATATATCTATAAAACATATGTTCTGATGGAATTGTGTCAATTATTGGTATATAATGGTAATATTAAATACTAATGATTGGGGAATACTATATTATGAAAGAATTGCGTAATGATAAATTAGGTAATAAGTGTAAGAAATTATACTATGACATTTTAAATTTAAAGAAGATTGATATTAATAATTATTATTGTGCTAATTTATTAGATTGGTTTGATGAAGTTGTTTTAAAAAACACTGCTTTATATAAAAGTAAAAAAGATACGACACAACAAGATCAAGAGTTATATAAGAAATCACGACAAAATGTATATTGGATAAATTTTGGTAGAAATATTGGAAGTGAATTCCAAGATTATCATTATGCTGTTGTACTTTTTGAAACAAAATACACTGCTATTGTTGTTCTGTTAACATCTAAAAAGGATCACGATCCTCAATGGATTATCGAGCACAAGGATGTTATTGTAGATCTTGGTGAAGTTGCTGGCTATCCTCATGATAGCAAGGAATGCTATGCTTGTACTTTTATGTTACAGACGGTAAGCAAGAAACGTTTAGACAGATGTGGAACTAAAATTGGCGGGTATTTTGAAATTACTATATCCAATGAACAAATGAAGGCAATCTGTGATAAAATTAATAAAATTACATATAATGATATAAAAGGTGTTGACAAATAGCACTTTTTATTATATATTAATATTGTCAATAGACAGTGATTTGACATAATAGATTTCTATAGATTTACTATTATGTGTTGGCGTAAGCCAGTGATTTAAGAAAAAAGTTTTCTTTTATGAGTAGCTGATTAGCTACTCTTTTTTCATATCAGTATTTTTATAAAGAGCAGGACTAATCTCCTGCTCTTTTCAATAAAAATAAAAGAGTAGCAATTTCTTACTACTCTCTTCTGTTATCTCGCATTAGCTATTATTAATAATTATGAATTATCCGCAGCCCAAGAGCGCATTTCATCTATTGACGAAAAAGGATGGTTATAATCAACACAAATATCAGTTCCTCTTTGTATGTTATAATACTGAACTCCGTCTTCATCAACTCTGATTTGGGTAAAAACATATCGTCCAATTGTTACACATTTTGGTAGCATATCTATCAACCTCCTCATTTGTATAAGATAACTATATATTATCATTAATACATCTGAGGTGATAGATTGAACGTTTGTTTTGTGAAAAATTACTAAGGACTACCATTTATATCCGCAATTCTGGCAACACATACTCTTTCCAATATTACTACTAGCTAACCCAAACAACCCAGTGGACAGCCAACGTTTAGTTCCTGATATCTTTTTGATATTTGTTGATCCGCAGGTAGGACATTTAGGCACTCTACTCTTCTCTTCCAATATAGAAGCTCCGTGTGCTAATGCAGTATTAAGTTTCATATTTTCTCTAGCAAGTATTTCATCTCTATGTTCAAAAAGATATGGATCGAATTCAGGGGAAGGTTTTATCACCTCTTCCAATAATGCTTGTTTCCCATCACCATCTTTCCAACGAAAATTATCAATATATTTTCGAGGAACTTCATATACTGGAGAACTACATACATCACATTTTGTTGGTGGATTAAACCCTTCGAACTCATGAATATATCTTCCACATTTTTTACAGAAAAATAACATTTAAATAACCCTCCAATCATTTAACAGTACATGTCAATTTTATCAAAAAAATGGTAATCAAACAACCATAATAATATAAAATAGTATGATATTCAAAACATTTGAAAACAATGATATTGATAAATGGACAGCTAAGATTGGACTGTTTGGAAAATCTTTTAATGATGTTATTGATTCAATAAATAAAAGAAAACTTGATATTGACAATTTAATGTCTTCTGGATTGGTTTCTAGCCATTCAGACGCTAAAAAGCAAGTTGGTGGACTATTCTCGTATTTATATTCTAAAAATGATATAAAATCACAATTAATTGATGTAGATTCAGTATTTCCTAAAATAGATGAAAGTCAAGCAAAATCTATTCTTCAACAAATAAATAACATCGAAAATGGAGTCGATAAGAAAATAAATTCTTTTCAAGAGCTATATGATACTGGTAATAAACAAAAACAGTGGATTGCTAAATATGCACAAGAAACACAAGGTCAAATTCGTTCAACCGAAGGTCTTATTTCAGCTAATGAAAAGGCTCGTGCTTCTACTATCGCTCATAACAATGCTTTAAAGCAACAGACTTTAGGTGCAAAAGCTGCCAATGTTGCCCTTAAAGGGCTTGCAATGGCAGGTAATATGCTGGTATCTCTCGGAATATCTGCTATCATCTCATTGGCGGTTAAAGGATTAGACAATCTTGTTCACGCAGCAGATAACGCAAAAGAATCGGCTGAAAGTTTTTCTAATTCTTTTAAATCCATGAATGAAGAATTTACTTCTAATGATAGCAAATTATCTGATTTACAAAAACAATATGATGAATTATCTAAGGGTGTAAATTCATTAGGAGAAAACATTAGCCTTACAACTGATGAGTATGACACTTACAAACAGGTAATATCTGAAATCTCAGACATGATGCCAAACCTTCTTGCTCGTTACGATGATGAAGGTAATAAAATTGGATTCGTTCAGGGTAAACTTAAGGATCTTAGTGCTGAGTACGACAATTACAAAAAGAAAAAGGCAATGGATCTTGTTAATGGCGAGAATGATAATGGTGATTCTATAAAAGATGTTTTCAAAAATTATGGTTATCAAATTCGTCATGAAAATGCTGATGGAACGGTTGTTGGAAACACTAAAGCATTTGGTAGCAGTAATTATGAAAAAATTACACAACTTCAAGCGCAGATTAAATATGGTGATGGTAATCATGCTGGTTTTAGCAAGCTAACAAACGAAGAAATAGAAGAAAAAACTGCTCTTATTCAAAAATATCAGTCTGAAATTGATGCAAGTGTATCTTCTATTCAAGACGCAATGATTGCTATTGGACAGTCGGGAAATGAATATTATAAATTATCAGATAAACAACAACAATTCTTTGATACTTACATAGGCAGTTTATCTCAGGATGCTATTGACAAAAACGGATTATACAATGAAACAGCGGCTAGAATTTTCGTTAATAATTTTATTAAGGATATAAAAGCTGATAAAAACAAGGTTCTTGAAGCCTACAATGATCTCCTGTCTTTTGATGTAAATGATTCTAGTCTTAATCCTGAACAGATTAAAGAGCAAGTTGATAAATTGCTTCAAGCTCTTGCTAAAGCGTTAGGTGACGAAGATTGGCAAGATTTAAAGATTCGATTAGGCTTTGAATTTGTTGATGATAATGCATCTGATTACGAAAAATTTGTTGATAGAACCAAGAATAAATTAAGCAAATTTGGAGGAGAAGGTACTGGAAAACTAATGAATTTTTTCAGTGCTAATGGAATTGATTCATCCAAAGGAGTTAATGAATTTCTTGATGTTTACAATGCCACAGAGCAAGCAAAGAAAGGTATTTACGATGCCGATATTGCTATGCAAGAGTGGATCAAACATAGCAAGGAAGCATCTGACACTTCTACTCCTACTACCCTATCTTCTGCATGGGAACAACTCAAATCTTCAACAGAAGATGCGACAAAGGGTGTGGCTGATGACCTTCAAACACTTGCTGATAAGGGCGAACTTACCATAGATACATTCAAAGCTACAGATGGAGCAGAAAACTATTTCGATAATCTGGGTTACTCTGCTGAAGAAGCAGTTAAATATATCAATAGTTTATCCGATAAAAACTCTCAGCTTGGTGCAATGTCTAAAAACATCGAATCCATAACCAATGCACTTGGCACAAAGGCTTCTGATGGTTTGGTAAGCGTAGACGACTTATCAGGCTTTGACGCAACAATTAAAGGACTAAACACATGGGAGAAATTTTCTACTATTCTTGGCGATGCGTCATCTTCAATGGAAGACTGCCAGAAAGTTGCCAATGAATTAGCCACGGAATACGTCAATAGTGAATCCGTGTTGTCTAATCTCAACGAGACAAATAGAGCATATTATGAGTCACAGCTTGATAATATGGGAGTGACCAATTCTGCCGCCGTTGTTGAGGCTGTTCTTGCAAAGAATTTGGGCGAAGAAAAGATAGCTACAGAGGAAGCTGCTAAGGCTGGTCTTAGTTTACATGGCACAAAGATTGATACTATCAATGCTACAGAATTATTCTCAAATGCGACTGCTGGCGAGATAATTCAACTGGCTAATGAAGCAAATCAGTCAGGCGTAAGTTCACAGGCTCTTGCTTTACTTGCAGTGAAGAAATTAAATAACCCTACTCTTACAACTGATGGTGATATTAAGAACTTAATGGATTTATGCAAAGGACTTGATCTTGCAACACAGGCTATTAAGACATTCCAGAGTATAAAAAATAGTGTAATGAATCCTGATGGTACGTTTAAAGCTACAGGAACTGCGGGAGCTCAACAGTCAGAGGCTTTAAATAATGCATTTAATGCCATGAAGAGCCTTGTCAAAACTTCCGTTGGCGGTGCATCTGTTAATTCGCATGGTAGTTCAGGTGGTGGAACTTCAGGTGGTGGAGGTGGAGGCAGTTCATCCACTGCAAAGACTGCATTCGATAAACTCTCTGATTGGGCATCTCAATTCTTCGATTGGATTGAAGTTCGCCTGGATAGACTTCAGAAGAAGATCGACTCCAATATATCTAAAGCGGAATCAAAACTAAATGATAAGCGATACTCTTCTGCTACAGTTAACTATATGTCTGCTGTAGGTAATACATACACAAAGATGTATACAGAGCAGAAAGGTAGAGATAAGTATCTTAATACGGCAAATAATTATCTCAACAAAGCAATCAGTCTTGGTGCAATAAACAAGAAGCTTGCCAAAGAGATTAAGACTCGTGTTGCGGATGGTTCAATCAATATTTCAAGATACAGCTCTGATATTCAGACAGTCATATCTACCTATAAAGATTGGATAGATAAGGCGAAAGACTGCACTACTGCCATGCAGACACTTCATGACTCTCTCAGGACATACGCTGAAGATCTCAAAAAAGTATCTGATGCACAGAGAGATGCTACAGTGTCTATCGCCGAGACAAAGCAGACTATTGCCACAGGTGTACAGAACACGGCTACAGCCAAGAACTCATCACTTGGATATAACAATTCTGTCCTAAATACAAAAAACAGTGCATATTATACGGCTGCCAAGTCAGCGAACAGTAATGTCAATAAATTTGCTAAGAGTGCTACTTCTGCCTTAAACAAGGGCAAGATTAAGAAGAATACAAAGTACAATGCTACACTTAACTCTATTAAGGGTTATATTAAGAAACGTGTTGCTATTCCAGATTCATTACTTGCTATTGTAGCAAAGAAGAACTCTACTCTTTATAACAGACTGTACATGTATAATCTCAGCATTGAGAACCTTCAGACTGCTAGAGAAGAATACACTACAGCATTTACTGCAAATAATGCTGAAAAGTACAACAATATAGCAGATAAGTACAAAAATCTTGATGATGCTACAAATGATGCTATGGACTTAAATAGTACCAAGTCATCCAATGCAGTTTCGGCAAAGGATAAGAATAGCTATCTCGACAAGCAGAAGTCGGGATATGGTACTATTGTTACTCATGACAAAAATGAGCAAGACGCATATGATAAGGATAGAAAATCAGCTAGAAGTAGTATGTCCAAGTCTGCTAAGGGCACAAGCTATAACAGTTTATCTACAAAGAATCGTGCAACTGTAAACAAATATGTTAATGACGCAAGATCTTCGGCAAAAAACGGTAAGATTATAGCGGCTTCTACTATTGCTAAGTTATCAGAGTATTATAAGAAGGGTTATATTACTAGAACTTTCCTTGATTCTTGTATTAACTATAATAATGCTCTTGAATCATATAATCAGGCTAAGGCACAAGCTGAGATAGATAAGCAGACACAGATTGCTCAGAGAGCAGAAATTGCGTCTCAAAAGTTCTCTAATATTGCTACTGAGTACGATAATAAACGCCATCAGTATGACCAGACTGCAACTGAGCTGAATAATAATATGTCTATACTTGAGGAACGTGGTAATGGTGCTTCTGCTAATTGGTATAGTAAATTAGTAAAGAATGAAGAGTCAAGTAGAAGTAATTTGATTCAGAAACGCACAGATCTCGTCAAGGAATTAAATAATGCAGTTAAGAATGGTGATGTTGCCTATAAGAGCGAAAAATGGTACGAAATGAGATCACAGATAGACGATGTGACCAATTCCATTGACGAAGCAACTAAATCGCTTGCTGAATATAATAATCAAATTATGCAAGTACATTGGGATAGAATTGATGAACAGGCGAATAAGGTTCAGAACCTGATAGATGAGAATAACTTCATTATTGATGAATTATCTCGTAGAGATTTGACTTCTGATGATACTGGTGGATTAACCTCTGAGGGTAATGCTGTCGCTGGACTTCACATATCCAAGTACGAAGCATATAAGAAAAATGCGGAAACGTATTATGCCGAGATTGAGAGTATCAACAAGAAGTTGGCTAATGATCCATACAATCAGAAGCTAATTGACCAGAAAGAGAAATTGGTCAAGTCTTATCAGGACTGTGTGAAGGGTGCTGAAGACGAAAAGTGGGCGACCATTGATTTGATGAAATCGGGTTATGATGCCTTGAAAAATCACATCTCAGACCTTATTGATAAATTTAATGACCTTCTGGATTCAGAAAAAGATGCTTACGATTATGCAAATAATATTTCTGAGAAGACGAAAACTCTTTCAGATCTCCACAAACAGTTGGTTGCTATTTCAGGTGATACATCTGAAGAGACTAGAGCAAAAGCTCAGGGGCTTAACCAGTCTCTCAAGGATGCAGAAAAGGATCTCAAAGACACACAGTATGATAAGCTTATATCTTCAACGAAGGATATGCTCTCTGATTTCCAGACTGATTTGGATGACAGTATTCAGAATGTAATCAAGAATCTGGACGATAATTTCAGCCAGCTTATAGAAAGCATTGATAGTCACTGGAACAATGAGACAATCACAAGTCTTATGGAAAAGATACAGTATGTCGCAACTGATTCATTCAACAATGTATCTGCTGATGGTAAAATATCTGAGAGCACTGGCAATGTTGTAAGTGATATTCAGAGTTTTATGGAGAGGGCTTGGGCTAAATACGATCGTGACGCTGAAACTACACAGCAGGACAAGATAGATGAAGCAACAAAAGAAGAAGTTAAGAATAATATTCTGAATAATTCTAATAGCGGTTCATCTTCTGGATCTTCTACAGATGTGAAAATTGATGCCAATAAATTGATTAGTCGAATTGATAATCCAACCAATAAGATTTCTCCTGCATACAATAATACCACAACCAATACAAATAGCACAGCTCCTGTCGGTAAAGTATTATCAACTTCACAGAAAAAGTGGGTTAATGACTTTTTGAAGAAGAACATTGTTGTTGCGAAACAGGATGTTAGCAAGTATGGTAATTTGAATAAGGTACTCTACCGCAATTGGGGTAAGAAGATTCTTCCTACATCTAAGTGGACAGAGTTAGCTAAGAAGATTGGATTTAGTAACTTCTCATCTGCTACAAATTCTGCTTTTTATCAGACACTTCACAGGTCAGGTATCAAGGGGTTCAAGAAGGGTTCTGATAGTATTCCTTATGACATGATCGCTAACTTGGGTGAAAATGGTACAGAGTTACAGTATGATGTGTCTAAGGGTGTTCTGAAGTCTGTTGGACAAGGTGATATGATATTCACTGCTGAACAGGCTAAAACTCTGATGGAATTTGCTAAAAATCCTATGGCATATAAGAACATGTATACTGGTACAGCGTTTAGTATGCCGAGTGTACCTGTAAATAATAAGGTGGATAATGATGTGAATATCTCTATTGGCGACATTAAGCTTGAGGGTGTTCAAGATCCAAAACAGCTTGCTAATGGAATAAAAGATATCATAAAAAACAATACAGGTGGAGTTCGTAGTATGATTAAGGAAGATACTATCGGAAGTCTCAGTAAGGGATATAATTCTCAGAGCGTGAAGAGATGGTAATTGAATAGAACGGAATAACTGCAAAGATATGGAGAGATTTTTGAAACTGTTTCAAGTCTCTCCTATTTCTTTGGTCTAAAATGACGAAAATCGACTAAAAATGAGGTGATAACATGACAATCAAGCGTTTCCTTCAACAGAAATATGTTGAGGATTTACGAGCCGAGAATGCTGAATTAAGGCAATATATAAAAGATAATAATGTAGGTGTTCTCGCTGCAAATATAGAAGAAACAATCAGAACTCGTGAAGAGCTGGAACAGACTATCTCTGAGGTAAATGAAGTCAAAGGGCAATATAGAAAACTTCTCAATGACCTTCTCAAAGATAAATATGAATTACAAAGGCAAATGTTAGAAGTCAAGAAACAGATTTAAAAATATATAAGGAGGCATAGTAAAATGGCGAAGGTGTTATTTAACAGCCAAGGTATAATAGAGACTCCTACTCTCCTATTACAGCGTAAGAATTTTGAAACGATTGGTAATGGAGGGGTTACTAATGTCTCTGGTTTAACATACAAAAATAATTTTAATGATGCAAATGAAGTATCATTTAAAATACATAAGTTTAATGATGAAAAGAAACATCCGCTATGGGACTCTATGGTGGATTTTAAGATTATATACATTCCTCAGTTACACGAAAGGTTTGAGATATCAGTAACAACAAGTGAGGAAGATTCTAATGATGTATCTAAGTCAATAACTGGTACATCATTATGTGAAGCAGAATTGTCTCAAATCGCACTCAGAAATGTGCAGATAAATACAGAAGCAGATATGACAAATCCTCTGTATGATGAGAATTTTCCAACAATTCTTTATCGTGATCCAGAGGAATATGACTCAGCAGAAAATCTTGCTATATGGGCAAAATCAAAGTATGACTATCTTAAAGATAAAACAGCTTATCCAACAGAGGAGTCAGTTATTGCAAGGAAGAAAACAATTCTCAAACATGCCTCACTCTTACATCGTGTTCTCGAAAAAGCTCCGCACTATTCAATTTTATATGTCGCTGACACTTTGAAGAAATTAAAGACTGTACATGAATTTACATTTGATGGAATAGATATTTTGTCTGCTTTGAAAGATACAATTGCAGATGATTTTCACTGTGTTTTCATATTTGATTCTGAAAATAGAACCATCTCTGTATTAGATCTCTATTCAACATGTAACGATTGCGGTTATAGGGGAGACTATATGGATAAGTGTCCTGAATGTGGTTCTAATAATATAACAAATAAATATGGTGAAGATACTAATATCCTCATCAATAGCATTAATCTTACAGCCCAGATTACACTTGATTCCAACAGTGATTCGCTGAAAAACTGTTTCTATATTACAGGTGCAGATGATGTGATAAATGCTGCTATTGCCAATGTAAACCCTAATGGCACACAGTATATTTATTTTTTCTCCAATGACACTTTGGCTGATATGCCAACAGAGCTACAGAGTAAACTTAGGAGTTATAATACTTTATACGATGAAATCAATACAACAAGAGAATATAATCTCAAGGCAGATAGAGTGGCTGAATATAACAAGGTCATAAATTATATCAATACTAAATTCGCATCTATGTCAAAAGATGATCAGGACAAGATCGAATATCCTACTCTCACATCTCCTCTTGTTGGTTATCCAGCACTCACTTCTGCATGGTATTCTGCTATGGATGTATACTATTTCCTGAATGATTCTATGATGCCAGTAATTGATGTTGATGGCATGGGATTAGATGATAGTATTACAGCTATTCAGGATGGTTTAAAAGATCTTGGTGGTGTTGCTGTCACAGGAATAAAAACTATTACTCAAAGTGCAGTTAAGAGTTCTGTAGATGCATTAGTCAAGACATTTTTCTCAGCATCTTATTATGATATGGATATAACAGATAGCTCGCTGTCTGATTATGATTCTTCAACAGGCAAGAGAACATGGTCTGGTACTATCACGCTTACAAGTCATTCACAAATGGATGAGAACAATCAGTATCTTACCAAATCAGTTAAGATTACAACCGATGTAATTGAGTCCACAGAGAAATATATTGAACAGAAAATCACACGAATGACCAATCGTGCTGATGATATCAAAGATAAGCAGATTACAAGTATCAAGCTTGCAGAGGATAAATTCAAGGAACAGCTTGGTTATTACTCCCTCACTGAGTTAAATAATCTCAAGAAGGAGTTTGAAGCTTGTAGAGATATTGCAGTTGATGGATTTACAGATGAAAGTGTTGATGTTCAATACAATAATAGTGAATTAAAAGATAAATATGTAAATTTCTACAGTGGTAGAATTGTTCTTATACAAGATGAAATCAAAACTAGAGAAAACCAGATTGAAACGGTTAATGCGATATATAACACAGAAAAATCAACAGGTGAAATACAAGATATTATCAATTCAGTTAAAGCAGAACTTGACTTGGAAAATTATCTTGGTGAAGAACTTTACATGTTATGGTATTCATACAGGCGTGAAGATGATTATAGTAATGATAACTATTCTTCTACTGGACTTGATGATGTGACTCTTATAAAAAGAGCAACTGAGTTAGTTGAAGCTGCGCAGAAAGAGTTGTACAAAGCTGGTAATCTTCAATATAGTCTCAGTGCTACAATGGGTAATCTTCTTGCACTTGATGAATTTAAACCAATCAAGGACAAATTTGAAGTTGGCAATTTTATCAAGGTTGGAATAGATGACAAGGTATACTCTCTCAGGTTAATGTCATATGAGACAGATTTTGATTCTATTCAGGATATGCCTGTAGAGTTTTCAACTGTTGAAAAGGTGTACACAGGATATTCTGATGTGCAGTCGGTACTTGATGCAAGTAGATCTATGGCTACATCATACTCTTCTGTCAAGGATCAAGTTGACAAATCAAAGAAAATTACTGATACAGTTAATGATTGGTCAGATAATGGAATCAATGGTGACAATACGCAATTTGCAAACAGCTCAGAACAGACTATTCTGATTAATAAGAATGGTATTCTTGGTCGTAGCTATGATGATCAACTTGATGAATTTTCCTTAAAACAATTTAAACTTGTCAACAACGGAATGTATTTTACGAAAGACGGTTGGAAATCAATTGAGACGGGTATTGGTAGATTTACATACAGGGATATCAATGGTAATCTTGTTGAAGACTACGGCATAATTGCTAAGACTGTAGTTGGTAATCTTATAATAGGTAAGGAACTTCAAATCTATAATGAAGATAAATCTATTGTCATAGATGAAAATGGTCTTACAATTGATGGTGGATATCTGAAGATTAAAGGCACAGAAGTTGGCTCTGATGGAAAGACTATCTCTGAGGTTATTATTGACCTTGACACAGCTCAAAAGTTAGTAGCACTTGCTCAACAAGCAGCCGACAGAGCACAGGAATCAGCCGATAAAGCACAAGCATCTGCTGATAGAGCTAACAAAGCTACAGAAGATTTAAAAACAGAAACTAATGAAATTCGTGAACTTGCCGAAAAAGGTGTTGATCATGTAACGACATATTTCTATCAATCTGATTCTGCTACAGAATTAATTGGTGGCGAATGGACGACAAATAGTGTTACATGGATAAGCGGAAAATATGTGTGGCAGAAAGTCATTACATACTACAAGGACGGAACAGATAATTCTCAAACAGCAAAAGCTATTTGTATCTCAGGTGCTAATGGACAAGATGGTAAGCCTGGTGAAAATGGTGTAAAAGGTAAAGGTGTAAAATCTATTACTCCTCAGTATGCCATTTCTGATAGTAATGTTTTACAACCAAATGAAGGCTGGTCGGATAAAGAGCCAGTTTGGTCAGAGGGAAAATATATATGGACAAGAACACTTGTTGTGTATGATGACAATACACAAGAAACGACTACTCCTATTGTGTCTAATGGATTAAATAGTGCTCTGTCTATTTCTACTGCTGCAAGAAAACAGGCTGATTCAGCTAAATCTACCGCAGATAGTGCAAACACGACTGCAAGCGAAGCCAAGTCAACTGCTGATAATGCTTCACAGACAGCTAACAAAGCAAATGAGAATGCAAATGATGCAGTGGAGAAAGCAAATACTGCCAATACAAATGCATCTTCCGCATTGATTACTGCTACTTCGGCAAATAAAACTGCAAATGATGCATCAAGTAAGGCTGACAATGCAACAAAAACAGCTAACTCGGCAAGTGAAAAAGCTGATACAGCAAACGCAAATGCTTCTTCTGCTGTTGATATCTCTAACAGTGCCAAAGGTATTGCAAATAGTGCTAAGTCTGTAGCTGATACAGCCAAGGAGTTAGTAGATGATGTAAAGACGGATTTATCAACTAATTACTCCACGACTGAAATTGTAAATGATAAAATCGACAAAAAAGCAGAAACAATTATTACATCTATTACTAAAACTGTTGCAGAAACTTATGAGACAAAATCTGATAGTTCACAGAAGCTTACAGATGCAAAATCTTATGCTGATGGCGTAGGTAGTAATACTCTCTCATCTGCAAATGAGACAGCCAAAGGATATGCGGATAAAGCAGAGAGCAATGCAAATGCAAACACAGCAAACCAACTTAAATCTTATGCTAAAACAACCGATATGAAGGTTGAGATTGAAAAGAGTGCCAATGGAATTAAGCAGACTGTTGCTGAAACTTATGTTAGTAATGCTACTTATGAAACAGATTTGAGCAATATCCAAGGTCAAATAGATGGGAATATACAGACATGGAGTGGTACAGATGTGCCTACATTGAAGAATGAACCTGCAAGTACATGGTCTGATGAAGAGAAAGCTACCCACATCGGAGATATATATTATGATGGTAATAATCATGCATATAGGTTCAGAGTTGATGATGGTGTATACTCATGGCAGATTCTTACTGATACAGACGTAACAAAAGCTCTTGGTGATTCTGCTGATGCCATATCGAAAGCAAATGCCACAGAGAAGAAATTACTGACAGATTACAAAACATGGTCTGATACAAGTTCGGAGATTGAACAGACAAAAAATAGTATTTTACAGACGGTAAAAGACACCTATGCTGAATCTGCTACTGTCACAGATTTAAGCAATAATCTCAAGACAAACTATTCAACTACAAAAGATATGAATAGTGCTATTGCAGAAAAGGCTAATGAGATTACTCTTGCTGTTTCAGAGACATATTCGACAAAGAAAACTGTTGAAGAGAATTTAGCAACCTCTAAGAGTTATGCGGATAGTGTTGGTTCTAAGACATTGGAATCAGCTAAAACTGATGCAACTTCTAAAGCAAATCAAGCTAAGTCTGATGCTATTGCTGATACAGATAAGAAATTGACATCATATTCAACTACTGAACAGATGAATGCCGCTATTAAGACAAGTGCTGACAATATTACATCTGAGGTATCTAAGACTTATTCAACAAAAGAAGAAGTTTCTAATATCCAAGTTGGTGGAAGAAACCTGTGGGTTATATCAGATTTGGTTAATGGTTACACTTCTATGGTTAATCCTATGGGAAGCATTGTGGCTGTTAGCAATGATATTCATAAGATTGTAAAAACTCTCAAGGAAACTGGTGAGAATAAAAATGTAATTGTTCAACTTTGGAATCCAAACAAAGTTATTAATACAGGTAATACTAATAGAATTGTATTTTTTGATAGTGAAAATAATTTCATAAGCCAAGTACAAACCATTAAGCCAACAGGAATTGCTTATGATTCTCAAATCGTTCCAATACCAGACAATGCATTTTATATGAGGATAGGTATGATATGTGGTGCAACCAGTTATGACAAAACTATTAAAATAAAAGTAGAATTTGGAAATAAAGCAACCGATTGGACACCAGCTCCTGAAGATGTTGATTCGGATATCTCAACTGCAAAAGCAGATGCTATTTCTTCTGCAAATGCAAGTACAGATGAAAAACTGAAATCATATGAAACGATTACAAATGTTGATTCTAAAATTTCTCAGTCGGCTACAGATATTACATCAACAGTCAAAAAGACATATGAAACAATAGATAACGTCAACAAGGTAAGAACCTCTGTTACAGAAGCCGAAACAAAGGCACAACAGTCCTTGGATCAGTTCTTATGGCTCGTAAAATCAGGTTCATCTTCCACTTCTCTTACTCTTACCGACTCTGCAATCACAGCAATTACAAAGCAGTTTACAATTAGTTCTCCTGATGGTTCAGCAACGATTATTGAAGGTGGAAAGCTCAAAACAGATGCCTTGAAGTCAAACAATTATGTAGCTGGTAACGATGGAACATATAGTTCACTTGGTACGTTCCTTGATTTGTCTAATGGAGAAATTCACACACCTGGATTCTATTTAGATTCAGTTGGCAATGCCTTTTATCAAGGTACAGTCAATGCTGATGCAGGTTACTTTGGTGATGCCAATAATAATTGGTATATTGGCTCTGCTGAGTTTGATAATATCAGGAATAAAGACGATGCGCTTGTGAATGGTGTAAAATATAGTGCATTGATTTCTAAAGGCAACGCTGCTCTTACGGCTGGTCATTGGTATCTTATGTCTCAAGATGGTAGTCTCGGTATTCAATCGGGATGGACAACCATCAATGGTGGCAATTATGTCTTCGATAAAGAAACACAGAAATACTATGATATGGGTATGGTTGAACCTATCTTCGGCTCTAAGAACGAATGGGATAATAAATTCTTGTATATTCGTAGAGTTAAAGATCCGTCATCTTCTCAGTCTACTTGGGAATGTCTATTCAAGGTAGATAAAGATGGTACTATTTATGAAAATGGTACAAAGCTTTCAGATAAATATGCTCTGAAAACGGCAGTCGGAAGTACATATCTTCCAATTACAGGTGGTACAGTCACAGGTAATTTAACTGTTAATGGTACTCTCACTGCTACAGCTAGTAAAGCTAACCAGCTCACTCATACATTGAGTATTAATGGTAAGTCATGGAATGGCTCGGCTGATTTGACAGTTGGAACTATGGGCGTTGCTTATGGCGGTACGGGTAAATCATCTTGGACTACTAATGGTATTATATATGCAAGTGCAAGCAGTACATTGTCGCAGTTATCTCTTGGAACTGCTGGTTATATATTACAGAGTGGCGGTACTTCTGCTCCATCATGGGTAAATCCATCGACTCTTAATGTAGCAAGCGCAACAAAAGCAACTCAGGATGGAAACGGCAATACAATCTCAGATACATATCTCAGAAAAGATTTTGATTCTGTTAGTCAGAACGTGTCATTTAATGGCTCGGTTGATGTAGATGATCTTACAGCAGGAACACTTCTTGTTAGTGGCGCAGCTAAGTTCGCTAATGGTTTGATTGGTAACTTAAAAGGAACTGCATCTAATGTTCCTTGGAGTGGAATCACCGATAAACCAAAGACATTTGCACCATCTGCACACACGCATACTATGGCTAATATATCTGATTGGAAAAACTATGTTTATGAGGCTCAAGGTACTCGAACAAAAAATACTGTACTTGCAGCCCCTAATGGATCAGATGGAAAGGCAACATTTAGAACACTTGTTGAAGCCGATATTCCTGCATTGTCGAAATCTAAAGTTGGTCTTGGTAATGTAGATAATACGGCTGACTCAACAAAGAATGTTTTATCAGCAAGTAAGTTGACAACGGCTAGAAATATTACAATTGGTTCAGCTAAGAAGTCATTTGATGGCACATCAGATATATCATTCTCTCTCTCTGATATTGGAGCATCTGCATCAGGTCATACACATAATTACGCTTCAAAAGTCACTCTTGCTGGTACGGATTATTCATGTGTGAGCAATGCAATTACTATTACAAAGGCTAATCTTCAGACCGCAATAGGTTCAACTGGTCTTGGTCTTATGACCGAAAAGGAACGTAGTAAACTGGATTCTATCAAGGTTTCTAGCGGTGGTACAATCGACTTCTCAGGTGTAACTGCAAGTGGTGTATTAGCTGCTACGGTAGGTGATGATAAGACAGTTGCGATTACACACAATGCAAGTGGTGTGAAAGCTGGTACATATAAATCTGTTACTGTTGACACTTATGGTCATGTAACGGCTGGTACAAATCCTACTACGCTAAGTGGATATGGTATTACAGACGCTTTGAGTTCTTCTACAAAATACGCTCTGAGTGATAGGGTTGGTGGCAATGCTTTAAAGGCTAATTTGTTAGCTAGTTTAGGTCGTCTTACCGATGCAAATATTACTGTTACTGGTAATGGTGGAATAACTACCTTTAAAGCGTCAAGTTCTATGACTGCTAATAAACCACCAAAAGAGGGGCACATTTTACATTTTTACTGGGATAATAAAAATAACTGGGATAGTCAAATGTGCATCTCGGCAGATTCTTCTCCAACTGTATATGTGCGAGGAATGACTGGACAAGCTAATACTTATGGTGATTGGAAAACATTATTAGACAGTACAAATTATACATCTTATACTGTCAATAAAGATGGTACAGGAGCAAGTGGCACATGGGGTATTGATATTACAGGTAATGCTGCTACCGCAACTAAGGCTACGTCTGCCGATTCAGCTACTAAAGCTACTCAAGATGGTAATGGTAATGTGATTAGTTCAACATATCTCCCTCTTACTGGTGGAAGTATGACAGGAACTATAACTACATCAGCGTCCCAAATTCTTAAATGGACTCCTTCGACTACTGACAATAATGACACTGGATGTAGTTGGTATGGAATTGGTACATATAAAGCGAGTGATGGTTATAAAAGGTTAAATATATCTCATTATTTTGGTATCAATTTTACTACTAAAAATTCAGATAGTTGTTTTACTCATAATGGTAATATTATAATTACATCTGCAAATATTGGTTCTCAATCAGTAGCTTCAGCTACTAAAGCAACCCAAGATGGTGCAGGCAATGTAATTACATCTAAATATGTTACAATAAATACAACACAGACCATATCAGGAGCAAAAACCTTCTCAAAAGAAACAACGATTTCATCTGCTACAGCTTCAACCAGTAAGACCACTGGTGCACTGAAAGTAAAGGGAGGAATTGCTTCTGAGGGGCAAATAAGCGCAGATAAGGCAATGATTGGAGATGCCGTTACGTTAGAATATAATGCCGAATTACAGTGCTTAAACTTCGTTTTTGCATAGGTATATAGATAATATTTTAAGGAGAGTAGAGAACGGTGCTACTCTCCTATTTTATAAAGAAAGGAGTGTGATAGATTGTTATGTTTATGGTTGCCATTCACAGATGGGACAACAAAAAATTATGGTTTAACAAATATGGATGTAGTAGACTATGGAACTTCTGTATATGACCAAGGAAAACTCGGTAAATGTAGATCATTTGTTGGTAATGGATATTTACAGTTATCTAACGCTTTGGGAATTGAATCGGGAAAAGATTTTTCTTGTTGTTATTGGATAAAAGAAATAAGCAATAATATATTGTTTCAATTTAGAGTTGCATATCAATGTGGTAATTTAATTATTGGATATTATGGTAACAAATTTAATATTTATAGTGCCACCGGCAATACACTTGATCTTACTTGTGATTGTGACACAACAGAATGGGTTCATTGTTGTGTAACATATCAGAGTTCAAACAATACTGTAACAATATATATAAATGGAATTAAATGCTCGACATCGCAACCTAAAAATGTAACTGGTTTATCAGACACAACAGCTCTTATTGGTAAAAGAAGTTCTGGAACTTATTTATTTGAAGGATATTTAAATGATTTTAGAATCTACAATACATGTCTTTCCCCACGCCAAGTCAAGGAAATATCAAAAGGATTAGTCTGCCACTACCCTCTCGGAGAAATTGATGGAAAAATTGGTGGTAGGAATTTATTACAGCATTCATCCTTAGTTGGAGAAAAATTAATATGCTACACAATAGATATTATGAATAGTGTTACAACAGGTCAGTATGAAGAAGAAGGATATCATATTGTTACTTCATCTGAAGGCAATCAAAATAATGGTGTTGGTTTTAAATACACAGATTTTACATCATTGGGAATTAAGCAGGGAGATACTATCACCTTTAGTTGTGACATTAAAGGTACATCTGATACGCATTCTCCTTTTATAAAAATTCATTTTTCAGCCAAGGCAGCTAGTCATATTTGGTATGGGGTAGATTCTGTTAATAGTGTCGGTGTTAGCTTTATTCCTTTAGAAAATAAATGGCAAAGGATATCTGTTACATTCACTATTCCTGATACTTCTGAATGGACAGGCAATAATATGTGGCTTGCTATTCATGGTAATTTCGAATCAGATTTATATATTAAAAATCTTAAATTAGAAAAATCTTCTACTGCTACTCCTTGGACACCAGCTCCCGAGGATGACGCTTCTTTTTATGATAATGTAATTTACGATACAAGTGGCTATAATAATAATGGTAGTGTAACAGATTCTACATATCCTACTTGGTCGAGTGATACGCCTAGATACAAGGGAAGTTATATGTTTAATGGTAATAATCAATATTTAAAATTTCAAAGTCCTATTAGTTCAGCTTTTGCTGAATTTTCAATATCATGTTGGGTAAAATTTAATAATGTAACAAATGAAACAAATGATGCTATATGTACTATGCGTTCAGGAGTTGGAACTGGTGTTGCATTATTTAGAATAAGAAATAATTTTAGATTTGATGATAATGCTTTTACAACTTTTTCGGAGTATGTAATTCCACAAAATACATGGTTGCATATAGTTGTAACCAGGTCGTTGTCCTGTAAAAAATTGTATATTAATGGAATATTAAAACAAACAACAAATACAATTGGAGATATGAAATTAATTTCAAATGTAGGTACAATTGGAGCGTCCTCTCAAAAAGGAGACAATCTTTCGAATTACCTTAATGGGCAACTTTCTGATTTCCGCATCTATGCAACAGCACTCGATAACCAAACTATTGAAGAACTTTACAAGATCGGGGCTTCTTTAGATTCTAATGGAAACTTAATGGTAGTTGGCGAGGTAATTGAAGAATGAGTAATATAACAAAACAAGGGAATCTGATTACTACTGAAATATATGAAACAGATGCGGTTGTTGAAAATGAGAATCTATTAAAATACGCAATCAACGATAACATTAAAATCAGAATTGCGAATGATTTTGTCGTTTGTAACGAAATATGGGAAATTTAAAAAGAATAAATTAACACATAGAGTCTACTTCGGTAGGCTCTTTTATTATGTAGAAAGGAGCGTTAAATGCGAAGTTACGTTCTAGTAAATAATCAAGAAACCTATACTCTTGTGAAGTTTTCTGCACAGGATTTTGCGCATGATCCTGTGCTCTATTTGCAGACAGATTACTTACATGGAGTTAAGGAGAATTTCAAGAAAATAACAGCCATTCAGGTATTCCAGAATGATATATCTGTTGGCTTATACGAAATATACGATACATACTCTGACATTACAGACTGTGGCGCACAGTACAATGAAGATGTGAACCAGTTTGTAGATTGCTTGGCAGTTAGGCTTACAAAGAGTAATCTCGCTGAACAAGTTCAGAGTTTACAGGATATTGTTAATCCTGTTATAGATTTTAATATAATGTCTAACGAGGAAATTAAGACATATAAGAAAGGCATTCTTAATAATACTTGTACGGCAGAAATATCAAAGGGCGTACAAATAGAAACAGATAAGGGCACAGAAACATTCAGCCTTGAACAACATGATCAGAATAATATCTCTTCTCTCTGTTTGACTGCAATGCAGAATCCAGCAGTTGCATATTTGCCGTATCACTCAAATGGTAACGAATGTCGTATGTTTCCTGCTAAAGTAATTATATCACTCTATCTTCAGATGCAGTTAAAGATTACTCAAGAAACTACTAAATGTAATCTTCTTCGTGTGCAGTTAGACGGAGAGACAGACAGAGATACAATTATGTCTTATACATATGACACATCTCTTAATGAATCATATCAGGCACAGTATAACGAGATTATAGCTAATACTCTTGAGATTATACAGGGGCTTATTGCTGGGTTTATGGGCGGTTCAGGCACTACAGATGGTTCAGATAATACCCCTGATACAGACACATCTACATCAGAAAGTGGTGATTCAGATGGCGAAAATACAGAAACTACTACAGAAGATACTACAGCTAATTAGCATTGGTATAGTATCTGGTTTTATATATTGCGGATTAGAGATTTTATGGCGAGGTTGGACACATTGGACGATGTTCATGCTCGCTTTTATTGTGGGAATTATCATTTCACAGTATAACAATATATTCACATATGATATGGATTTAGCATGGCAAGTATTATTTGGTGGTTTGACTTCTATCATGTTGGAATATTTATTTGGCATTACATTTAATCAAGATTTTACCATATGGGACTATAGAGGACTTTGGGGAACATTTGCACAGAACCAACTTAATATCCTCTTCTGTTGTGCTTGGTTTGTGATTGTATGTATGTCAATTTTTATATTGGACTGGTTTGAATATAAGGTGCTTCATGATGAGAATAAACCTTATTATGTTGTGTTTGGACATATATTCAGACCGTATAGAGAATAAGTTAATGGGCTGTTATATGCCCTAATTTTAGTTGAGAAAAAGGAGAATTTATTATGTCATTTAATAAGAAGATTACAACAAAGGAATTTTACAACATTGAACTCATTAACGTAGCTGAATGGTATGCACAGAGTAGACGGGCTGATAGAAACAAGTTCAACTCTCTTCCATTTCAGGTACAGCTTGCTCTCAGAACAAATATTAAGGAAATCGGTAAGACTTATGAGAGTTTTATGGAGATGAAGAGAGATCTCTTGCAGTCACTTGGCGACAAGTATGTTGCTGATGGTAAAACTGAGGAAGTTGAAGAGAACGGTCAGAAGAATGTAAATGTCAAGGAAGAGTTCAGAGAGGAATATCAGAATGAGTTAGCTGAGTGCGATAAGAAGCTTCAGGAAGTTCTTAGAGATAAGACACAGGTAACTATTACTACATTTGATATGGATTCAATGTACGAGACTCTGCCTGATGACTGTGGACTCAATATGGATGATATAGAAATGCTGTCATTCATGGATAAGGTAAACGATGAAGAAGATGAAAATACAACGGAGGGCGAGTAATATCGCTCTCTCAGAAAGGAGTGATTTTGCTTGGCACAATTAGGAAATTTGCTTGTCACAGGATCTAGTAGATTACTGGGCAAGCTTTTTTGTAATGATATAAGTGTTGGAAATTCATTAAGTGTTAAGACATTGAGTGCGACTAATTTCACGGCAACGAGTATAACGGCAAGTGGATTGACTGTTAACGGTAATGCTACCACTACTGGTACATTAAATGTGGGTAATTCGGCTACCAACGGCAAGGTGTTCCTTAACAATAGAGTGGCTATTAGAGATAATGGGTATAGTTGGCTTGGAATAAATGACCAACTTGCTTTTGCAGAAGGTGTTTATTTTGGGACAAGTAGAATAAGAGCAGACGGTATATTTGAATTAGGTGAAAATGGTAATAAAATATTATTTAATACAACTTCTGCTAAGTTTACCGTTCCAGTTATTATAAATAACTCTTTCGCTGCTAATAATATCACAGCTACCAATGTAACGGTTAATGATACCCTCAAGGCATTCAAATACGAGTTAAATACTATTCAAGATTTGGGTGGTGAGTTCTGTGTTGCTCCTACAATATATATTCAATCAGGTGCAACAGTTAATGCATCTAAAGCAAGTTCTACAACCATTACTGTTTCTATTTTAGATAAAACAGCAATTACTTCTGATTCTATTCAAGGTGTTCGTTGGGCACAAAATTCTAAAATTAAGTTCCAAGGTAAAATTGACGGATTGAATATTAGATGTAGTGGCATTATGGCTGCTAAATTGAATACAACTGCTAATACTATGTCACTAACACTTACAGTCGAATCTGCGATAGCCGATCATTTTGCTACGGCTAAAAATGGTGTATCATATAGTGATATTAGTGTAATGCTCTATCAGAGATACGGTAAAAAGATTGGCTCAACTACTGAGAATGTATATTCCCCTGTCGGAATTAGAATGTCTGCTACAGGTAATGCAAATTCTGCGCCTTATGTTGATATTTGGGGCAATAAATCAAACTCTGATCCTGATACAGTGTATACTGTTCCAAGTGTGAGACTTGGTTACCTTGATGGATTAAAATGTGGTACTTATGATTGCGTTGGTTATGGTTTGTATGCGGATAATGTATATCTGAATGGTACTATTATAAGTAATTCAGGAACTATCGGTGGGTTTAATATTAACACTAATGCATTGGTTAATGGAACTTGGGGAACTGACAAGTCAGTATTAATGTCAACAGGAACGACAGAAAATAAAGCAGTTGGTGGCTCATCCGCTATTTCTGGTTGGTGTTTCACTGCTGGTTCTAAATTTGGTGTTACTACAAGTGGTGATTTATATGCAAGCAATGTAAATATAAGTGGTAAAGTAACGTCAGATAATATTACAGCAACTTCTGGTAGTATTGGTTCTTTTAAACTTGATTCTACATATTTACAGTCGTCTGATAAAACAGTTGGACTTAGTGCAACTGAGACTAATTGGGCATTTTGGGCTGGTGGATCTACAGGTGATACTGCTAAGTTTAGGGTGACTCGTGCAGGTACTTTATACACAAGAGATATCACTGCTACGGGTGGTACTATCGGTGGATGGAATATCACTGATGACACTATTGAAGGCAGTAATACATATAGCGATATTTTATATACCATTGGAATGAAAAATGTAGTGAGCGAGTCAGGGGATAATTATACTAATATCAGTGATCAAGCATTTATCTATTCGGATATAACCAAGGATCAAGTTACAACGAGAACTATAAGTATTAGACCAAATGGACAGATTCATCTTCAAGGTACGTCTTTATCTGCGGAATCAAATGGAGGAGAACCTGGATATTGTATTGTACATAATAATGGATTTCAAGTTTTGTCCCCTGATAAAAAAAGAACATATTTTCGAACTGCAATATTACACAACTCTGATAATAGCTCATCAGGACTTTATAATAATTTTACCTTATATACACAGACTATGACATCAACACATATAAATATTTGTAATTTAGATGATTATGCTAATCTTATAAATTTAAACTACGGAATATATTGTTCAAAGGATGCGTATTTTGGAGCGAATACAGAATTTGGTAATTGGAAAATTTCAAATACAAGAATAGCTAGTTCCAATACTATTAGTATGGGCGCAAAAGAAGCTGGAATTATGATCGTTAATGAAAAAGATAAACCTTATGTCTTAGTTCAAAATTCAAGTGGAAATTCTTTGTTTTCAATTGAAAAAAATGGTTCTATTACCCATAATGGTAATACAATTGGGCAAACATATGTTAATTCTTTTACTGATAATAAAGCAATATCTAATGCTGTATGGGCTAACACGGGAGTAAATATTACTTTACCAGCAGGTACTTATGTGATTATGGGTAGCGTACATTTTGCCAATGCAAAAGGAGGTAGACGTGCTATAAGATTTGCATCTGGTTCAACAGGTTTGGCTTATACAGAACAAATTGTTCCCGTTGATAGTAATGCAACTATTAATTCTGCACTTCAATGTCAATGGATTGTTTCGCCAACTTCTCAGACAACATATAATTTACAGGCTTTTCAGGCATCAGGTGGAAGAATAAATATGACATCAAGTTATATTAAAGCTGTGCGAATATCATAGGAGGTGGAATATGAATATATTAGATTTTACATTTAATGGAAGGAAATTATCTGATTTTGGTTACATCTGTTGCAACTTTGACAGTTCATCGGGAACAGTTGAAGTATCATCTGGTGCAGACGTGACGTTGAACCAAGAGAAGCCATCAGGATCAAATAAATTCAACTTATACTCTACCTCTTATGATGAACCGTTCACTCTTCCACTTTCGATATGTTTGAATCCTTGTGGAAACTATGAGAACATGGAAATGTCCGTTGAACAAGCTAGAAAAATACAGAAGTGGTTAAGTTTGAGAAATAAGAAGTTCAAGCTTGATGTTATAGGTTTTGAGAATATATATTGGGTAGGAACATTTACTTGTAAGCAAGTAATGCTTAATAGCTCGATAATTGGCTTTAATTTGACATTTACAGCAAATACACCTTATGCCTTGCAGGAAGATAAATCGTTCAATATAGAGCTATCAGACGCTCTTGAAAGTGATATTATATTTACTTCTGATGTTTATGGATATATTGATGCAGATTATGTTATTACAGTCAAGGAAGCTGGTGATTTGAAGTTTGATACATATTACTATAATCCTAATACTGAGTCGTATACTCTTAATAGGGAATTCACAGTGCAAAATTGCATTGCTGATGAAAAAATATATGTCAAGGGTGATACTCAGCTTGTAACCAGTAGCAGGACTGTTCATGAGTTAGGCAAGGATTGCAATTTTATTTTGCCGAGAATAGTTAATACTTATCAGAGCGATGATGAAGAAGTTAGAAATAAGATCAAGAGTAATTTGAAATGTAACGTTCAGATTACATATAATCCAACAGCTATGATTGGATATGGATATAAGAGTTAAATATTATAGTTAGATAAAATTTATGGGAGTACAGATTAATTTCTGTACTCCCATTTTTTACGATTTTAATTAAATGCAGGAAATGGGATTCGAACCCACATGTAGTCGCCTACGGCAGATTTTGAGTCTGCTACGTCTACCAGTTCCGTCATTCCTGCTTATTGATTACCTTTTTGATTACTTTTAAAAATCAGATGTGCAAAGCTCCTTTCTATAAGGGTTTGCGAGTATCGTTGTTGGACTTGAACCCGCACTTAAAATCATCTAAAAAGCCATTTTTCGTTGATTTTACAAGGTTTCTAAGGTTCAAAATGTAATCTCGTTTTGATTACTTTGATTACTTTTATAAATGCTATTACTGATTACTTTTCGCCATCATCTTCTTATTTGCTTTTTCAAGAATATTTCTCTTTTCCTCAATTTCTGAAACATCATAGGTGTAATATTGGCTATTTACTTCTGGTGTATTTCCTATAATACTAGAAGCAACAATAGAAGATGTCCCATCACATCGAATAGTTGAGTTTATGGTTCGTCTATAACAATGTATACTAATACTTTTATCGACACCTGCTTGATATGCTTTGTTTCTGGCACAGTCTCCAATTTTTCTCTTATTTATATGACCATCTTTGTTCATAAAAATATAATCTCCTAAGAACCCAAATAGTTCTTCGGTGGTTTTAATCTCTTCTAACAGTCTTTCTATATCTTTCGTAATTGGAACTATCCTTGGTTTTTTGTTTTTTGAATAATTGACAATATAATATTTATTTTCAATTCTGTCATAAATTTCTTCTTTATTAATTATTATTACATTGTCTTTAATAGAGTCCCAAGTTAAAGCAGATATTTCTCCGACTCTCATACCTGTGTACATTGCTAATTCTACAGCATAAGGCACTATATAATCAGGTTTTTGTTTGTAGTCACTTCTTAATTTTTTGACTACTTTTGCCACTTCAATTTGATTTGCAATTCGATCTTCTGTATTATAAATCTCATATACACAATTTCTCAAATAATAAGAAGTAGGATTTAGATATATACATGGGTTTTCGTTTATATATCTTCTAACTATGGCATGTGTAAATATACTTTTTATATAACCTATCAATGCTTTCGCTGCTTTAGGTTTAAGTTCCAATTCTTTGATGGTTTTTTGAATAAATATATCTAATCTATCGCCAGTGATTTTAGTAATATCAGCGTTTTCAATCCATGTATCTTTAAAATATCTTTTATAATCCGTATCATATTTGGACAAGGTATTATTAGAAACTACTTCCGATTTAAGTTTTTTATAAGACGAGAAACAGTCTTTGAATGTGATTACTCGATTCTCACTCTCGTTCTCATAGAAGTCAAGAATAGCCTCATGTATTTTATCCAAACTTTTCTTTTTTATTAATCTTCTTCCGTTTTTCTTTGTATTATCGGATAAATATGTGTACCAAAAGCCATTATCTCCTTGCCATATTTTGTATTTGTGCTGTGATATTATATCATTAATTTTACTCATATATAATTGTTCTTGCACATCTGATATATTGATTATACCTTTATCTATAGCTTGTTGCAATATACTATTCATATTGTCATTTATATATATCACCTCTTTAAACAAGGGATAAATTGATATAAATATCAGTTTATCCCCTGGTATAAAATTTTAGTATTACTGTTTACCTGTCGATCCAATGCCACCCCTATCAGTATCATCAAGATGTTCAACTTCAACAAACTCTATCTCTGGCTGAATCTTCTGAATCTCAAACTGACAAATCCTATCATTCTTATGAATAACTGTGTCTCTCATAGCAATTGCTGGAAACTTCCAACAATCATTATCTCCACTATAACTATTATCAATCTGACCTACACTGTTTGCTAAAATGATACCAAAATTTTTATATGTACTACTTCTCGGATACACATTAGCCTTATATCCATCAGGAAGTTTCATTCCTACACCAAGAGAAATGAGTCTAAAATCACCCTTCTTCATTTCTACTGTCTCTGCTGCACGAAGATCTATCAAATCACCTTTACTAATCTTTTCTATCTTATCTATCTCATCGTCAAAATATTTTATCTTAATTTTCTCCATTTTTTTATCTCTCCTTAAAATCTGTTACTCGCCATCCAAAAAATATTTTCATCATTACCTTCTGAAATTTATTAAAATGTTGGTCACAATATATGGTTGCCGAGTATACATTACCTATCTGTAGTTTTGAGCCGTTCTTTATCTTCCTTACGGATACATTATTTCCCCAAGGCATAGAAATAGCCGTAACTGGTGGACTTAATTTGTCTGCCACTTCATATGCTTTCTTTATAACATTTTTGTCCGTATATTCCGTACACTTCTGATTAATATCCTTTATGATAAATGGTTCTTGAACACCGATGCAAACATAATCGTTTGGCTTAGACATAAACCATCCACGCTTACAACATTTGCAATTTTTACAGATCATGTAGTCTCACCTCTCTTTAGTTTTTGATTTCGTATCTCTCTCGATTTTTCTTGTTTCGCCATATACCATATCTACATTTTGTGATGCAATAATCTTTGTACTTATTGTTAGCGAATTGGCAACCAGGACAATAAGAATTACTTAGATATTTACTTTTTTCGATTTCTTCAAAATACTCTTCTGCTCTAGCTTGTTTCTTTGTTTCTCTTCGCTTTTTATATTCAATTATTGATCGTTTTATGTTCATAAATTTTTCTCCAAATATTTAATATATCTATCCCAAAGTCCAATACAATGTATATACTCCTTACCACGTAACCCCTTTAGTTTCATATCAGCCTTAATACTATCAAGAGGTTTTCTTCTATTAGCCAAGGATTTAATGAAGTTATTTGTGGCGTGGGAAACGGTTAAAATGCGCTCTGATGGGATTTTTTCAACAATATTTTTATACTTGATTAAGTCTTCATCTGATATCTTATAATCCTTATTTTGAGGTAAATTCCTACTTGAAAATGGACTGATATTTGAACCACTTGTTCGTGGTTTCAGTAATGGGATAATTTTGCCAGAATCGGCATATTTGAATTTGAAAAGAACTTCTGAATCACTTTCTTCTATGTCATATACATTACCAAGATTTTCTTCTTGTATAGTATTGATAATATTATGTCCACGCTGAAGGCTTGGAATGTAAGCTAGTAATGTACTACCTGTGTCATGGAATATCATATTGCCGTGTTGACAGGATATATACATATCTATATCCTCATACTGACCGTTTGGCTTGCGTGGAAAATCATTTGTATTTTTATCAATAGGTACTTTCAGACGATAGATACCCTTAAACTTGTCGGTTAAGTATGACATTAATTGCCCCACTCCCTCTCTTTATCATCTGAATATCTAATGTTATCTCGGTGTGATGCTGCATTGCAGAATGCCATAAGTGTGCCACCTACGAATACGCCTACTATAAATGAGATTGTTGCTGTTATCATATTGAAACTCCTTTCAATCGCAGTATAAAATTATTTTGTCTTGAGCAAGGGATTGCTGTACATCAATAACTCTTTGATTTTTTGAGCCTCTGAATTTGAGTGTAAGATCTTTTTGCTCATCTATATATTCTCCATCTACAAGAACATCTACATTACCTACTATTTCCCAACGCTTCTTTAATATTTCTTGTAAATGTGGTGCAAAATTACTGCCAGGTAATAATCCATCTTCTGAGAATGGTCTACATTGTTCAAAGATGTATCCTGTATATAACCAAATTATTTTGTCTGGGAATCTTCTGTTAATTTCTTTAACAAGAGATAGAACTTCATCAAGATTTTGTTCAGCTAAACATTCGCCACCAAGAAATGAAACTCGTTTAATATATGGTCTGTCAATCAGTTTTATAAACTTTTCTCTTATTTCTTCTGTCCACTCTTTGCCACCATTAAAATCCCATGTCTCAGAGTTGAAACAATTTTTACAGTGGAACGGACATCCTTGAACGAAGAGGGAGACACCAACTCCCTCTCCATTGGAAATATCAAGATTGCGCATACTTGCATATCTCATACTATTCCTCCTCGATATCGTCAAGGTGTGGTACTCTATCATGAATATCACCAAGTCTACCCTGATTCCATCCATTACGTGCTGTTCCTTTATATCCGCAAGTTCTACGAGTAATATCCATAGTTCTTACATCTCTATTACCACAGTTAGGACATTCCCATACCAGCTTTCCGTCTTCATCAATAAGCTTGATTTCTTTATCCCATCCACATTTTTGACAATAATCACTCTTGGTATTCAGTTCGGCATACATATTATTGTTGTAAATAAATTTTATTACTTCAAGTACAGCAGGAATGTTGTTTTCCATGTTTGGACATTCTATATATGAAATACTTCCTCCTGGGCTTAATCTCTGGAATTTTGCTTCGATACGAAGCTTCTCGAATGCGTCAATATTTATAAATACAGGAATATGATAAGAGTTTGTAATATATGTACGATTTGTAACTCCTTTGATAACGCCAAATCTTTCTTTAAGTTTCTTTGCAAACTTTTCCGTGGTCGCCTCTAAAGGTGTGCCATACAAGCTATAATCAATGTTTTCTTCTGCTCTCCACTGGGAACATTTATCATTTAATGCTTGCATTACTTCCAGACCAAACTTCTCTCCAATCCCTTCATCACAATGATAGTGACCTGTCATATATTTTACACATTCTGCTAGACCTGCGTAGCCAAGTGACAAGGTTGAATAACCACCAAAAAGTAACTGATCAATGGATTCACCCTTTTTAAGTCTTGCAAATGCTCCATGTTGCCAAAGAATAGGTGCAACATCAGATTTCGTTCCACGTAATCTCTTGTGTCTAATTTTTAAAGCTTTATGGCACAATTCTGTACGTTCGTCAAATATTCTCCAAAACTCATCAACATCCCCACCTGATGATAACGCAATATCTGGTAATGAGACTGTTACGACACCAGTATTAAATCTTCCATAGAACTTTGGTTTATCATTTTCATCATGCCATACTGTTAAGGCACTTCTACACCCCATTACAGGATAGCAATTGCCATCTTTCATTTCTTTCATAACCTTTTCCGAGATATAATCAGGGGTTAATCTCTTCATAGAACACTTGGCAGCCATCTCAGTAAGATACCAATACTTATCTCCTTCATGAATATTATCTTCCTGAAGTACATAGATAACTTTTGGGAAAGCTGGTGTGATATATACACCTTCTTCATTCTTTACACCAAGATAACTCTGACGAAGTTCTTCTTCAATTAACATGGCTAAATCGTCTTTTTCTCTCTGATTATGTGCTTCATTAAGATACATAAATAAAGTAATAAATGGTGCTTGCCCATTTGTCGTCATGAGAGTCGTGATCTGATACTGAATTGTTTGGATTCCTTTTTCAATCTCTTTCTTTAATCTTTTTTCAACAACTGTATCAAAGTCCTCTTCTAAAATTGCCCCTCTTGCACATCCCAACAAGCTAATTTCTTCATTTAACTCTTTACGGATTTTTTGTCTTGAAATGTCTACAAATGGGGCAAGATGTGCCAAAGAAATACTCTGCCCCCCATATTGACTTGAAGCAACCTGCGCTATAATCTGAGTTGCGACTGTACATGCAGTTGAGAAACTGTGTGGCTTTTCTATCATAGTCTCGCTTATTACAGTTCCGTTCTGTAACATATCCTCAAGATTGATAAGACAGCAGTTATTCATATATTGAATAAGATAGTCAAGATCATGTACATGAATTAAACCATCATCATGAGCCTGTACAATCTCAGGTGGCAAAATATATCGTCTTGAAGCATCTTTACTTACAATTCCTGCTAAATAATCTCTCTGTGTTGTATTAAGTCTTGGATTTTTATTGGAGTTCTCATTATTCCAATAATCACTTTCTCCACTTAATAATTCTGTTATTTCTGTATCAATCGTATTCTCGTTCTCTCTCTGAAATTCACGAATACTTCTATACCCCTCATATGCTTTTGCTGTTAATCTCTGCTTCTTTGAAATTAGTTTATCAAATACTATTGTCTCTATATCTGATACACTCAGCTCATCTTTGTCGGCATACTCAGTTTCAATCTCATTTGCAATATCTTCTGCAATCTTTGGCTTTACAATACCTGAACCATTCTTCATAGCTTTAAGAATTGCCGTTGAGATCTTAGACTTATCAAAATCAACTTCTGAACAATCTCTCTTAATTACTTTTGTCAATATGTATATCTCCTTTCTATCATCCATATGAAATCAACCTTTTTCATCTTACTTAAAAATAAACGAAAATATATCATCATCTGCAAATAATCCTGGTATTCTATGAACATCATTAGACTTATTAATATTCTTTACATTTTCATTTGCAATCTTAATCTTGTAGCCAAGAGCTTTCTCAATTTCTTCCTTGGTCATAACCTTTGGCTCAACCTTGAGTGACCACATATCTTTGTGAAAAAGATCATATAACATATCTTCAAAATCATTGCTCACTCCGAAATTCTTAATCTGGAATCCATTCTCCTTATTGTAAGTACCATACTCACACTCATAGGTCTTTCCATTCTGGTCAGCTAATGCAACCATCTGATAACAAAACATATCTTTGTCCTCCTATACAATATTACCATTACACTCGTTGAGATTCAGTGTCCAATAGTGCAATGTATCATCATAATTAGCATCAGTGGCTATCCTCTGATAACTACTAATCTTATATTCTCTGTTGTCACGAGTTTTTGCTGTGATATAACCATCAGGTCTGCTTAATAGTTCCTGTGCTAACTCATGGCTTGTCATAATGCCCACTAACTAATATTTCCTCCTTGTAAAAAATCTCTTACATCGTGCCAATTGTTACATCTGACACCTTTCCAATTTTTATTCCAAACATATTCGTCACCAAAACAAATATTGAACATAGCATTTGAAGTAATCAGGTTATTAAACGAATCGTCAATAAATATACCGTCTTGCATATTAATATGACTCTTATCTGTATACTGCTTTAGATTTACACCTATAAAATCACAATAAGGTAAATTCTCCTTAACCCAAATTGATTTACCATACAGATTTGGACTATAACCAGCAGAAACAATAATTATCTTATAAGTTTCTTTCAGTTCATCTAATATCTCCTTCGCCCAATCCATATAAGTGATATATTGGAAAAATCTTGGTTGATTAAAATATGTATCTATGTATTCTGGCTTGGCACAATTACACTCTTCAAAATTCCATGTCTCAACTTCCCACCATTTAACAGGTTTAAAATCTTTGTAATATTTAAAATCTTCATTATACATCTGACATATAGTTGCGATAGTGTTAACCACGCACCCATCGAAATCTACATAAAGTTTCCTTATATTAATCACCTCACAATCAGATCAAGTAAATCTTTGTAAAATCTGGATAATACATCTTCATCATCGGTATGTATTCTTATCTTCAATGGCTGAGATATATCTAAGCTAAATATTCCAAGTATTGATTTAGCATCAATTACATACCTATCTTTCAGGATATCTATGTCTTCTTCATAACTCAGCGCAATCTCATTTAATTTCCTTGCTTTTGCAATAGTATTTATGTCTATCACATAGGTATCATTAATCATTTCTATGCTCACTTTTAATACAACCTCACTATTTGATTAATTTCATACATCTCATCGACTGCTTTGGGCAGTTCAAATTGTGTCCCACATTTCATGCATTGACACTTGTATGTCTTCTCATTTTTCTTACATTCAATTATTCGATAATTTTTATGCTTACAAAAAGTTTTAAACATTTTCTTTCGCCTCAGACATATATATTTCCTTCATGTTTCATGATTATTATGATTTGCTTCATATGATTAATTGCTGTCGATATATATTGATTATTATCAACATGCCACGACTTGTCATAATCTATATTCGGATATATTTTTATAAATTCCGTCTCTTCCTTATCATAGTTTTCTTTCCAATTGTCAGAATTTGAACGACTTTTGGAACGAGCGATTAATTGGTCTGAATCACAATCAATCCATATATCCACTAATCGAAGATTGGGAATGTCCTTTGTAGATTCAATTAAATCTGAAAAACCGCTTGGATTGATAATGTATATATCACTGTTCATCAACTGCTCCTTAGTAGCGAATGAACAATAACCTACTCTTTCTGTATATGCCACCATATCATCTCTATACTCATCTACATCATCGGCACTGATAAATGTATGGTCACAATTGTCTCCTATCTCACTCTGCCTTCTTGTTCTTGTCGTATATGACTTTAGAATTTTTAAATTTAAATCTTTGGCAACTGCATTAACAATAGTTGACTTACCAGATGCGGTTCTGCCAATAATGCAAAAAACTGTATGCATTTCTTTTCCCTCCTTATTACCATGTAACAGCAATATCAATCTGATATGGATCACTATCAGCGAATCCACCAGTATCAACGACAATTGCAGTCCCTAAACTTGTTTCCACTAATGATCCTCGTGGGTATACATCAAGATTTGCTGCACACATAATATAATTCCCAAGCATTTTACAGCCATCTTCCCTTACCCAATATTCATCTGTATTTCCCATGCTGCGCATAATATCTATGCAACCTGACATATCAAGGTTATAATACGTCTCTCGTTGAGAACCATAATAATTAACACCACTTGATGCAGTTAATATCGAACCATTATAAACAGGTGTTAAATACTCTTCAGATTCAAACACAGTTTCAATAAGCTCATTTTCTTCAGAATCTGAACTTGTGTCTTGCGAGTCATCTTCTTTGTTTTCTTTCTTACTATCAGATTCAATAGCCATTACATTCTCAACAGAAGATGGATTATTTACACGGTCAATATGACCTATATAAAAATCCACTACTTGTTGTTCTACTTTTAATCTTTCGTTTTCTTCTTTTGTTTTCGTATCTATAGTGGTTTCAAGCACTTTGATGTAGTCTGACTTAATATCTAAGGCTGTTTGTAACTCATCGTACTTGTTTTTTACAGAAAGGTAATTGTAGTGCATTGCGCAAACACCCAAGTACATTACTGCCATTAACCCTATAGACACACGTTTATAGTTCAGCTTAATTTACTTCACTTCCTTTGTATTTATTTGTGCCACTTATATATTCTCTTTTTTGATTGAAAAAATTTATGAAATCATTGATATAAACTGATCTTCTGATATAATAGGAATATTTAATGATTGAGCCTTCTTGTTCTTGGATGATGTAGAATTCACATCGTTATTTATAAGATATGAAGTCTTACTTGAGATAGATCCAGATACTTTGCCACCATAAGATTCTATTTCTAATTTAAGAGCATCACGGTTGGAATAATGTTCGAGTGAACCAGTTATAACAAATATCAAACCGTCTAGTAATTTGTTATTTGACGTATGACAAATAGGTTCTTTGAATTCAAAAATAAATTCTTTTGATAAATCAATTATCTTTGAATCATTCTTGTTCCAATAATCTATGATAGATTGTCCTAACGCTTCACCAATGCCATTAATAGCTGTAAATGAACTTTTTCCATCTACCTGTATATTATCAACAAACACATCAAATTTATAATCACAAAATTCAGTTATGTCTTTGCTGGCTGATTTTCCTAGAAGTGGAATTGAAAGTGCATAAAGGAAACGCTGAAGATTAGTAGTACGAGATTTCTCGATAGAATTAAGAAGTTTTTCAATAGATTTTTTACCGAAACCATCAAGAGATTCTAGTTCTTTCTTGTGATCTGACAAATGATATATGTCCTGTATTGAATTAAGTAATCCTAGATCAATGAATTTATTTATTGATGCTTCTGAGAATCCATCAATGTTAAAGGCATCTTTGGATACTGCGTGAGTAAGCTTACCAAGCAACTTGCCCTTACAATCTGGATTGGCACAATAAAGAACTTGTGAGTAATTGTCTCTTCTGATTTCTGTCGGCTGACCGCAAATAGGGCATTTATCAGGAATTTTTATATATCTTTTATTTGTACTTTTCATACCTACTTCAGCCCATTTTACTTGAGGAATTATCAGGTTAGCCTTACATACTCCTATTTTTTGCCCAATCCAAGGGATACCCATAATTTCTCTCATAATTGAAATGTTATGCAATGATGCTTTTTCAACTATTGTATCTTCTATTTCTACAGGATCAAAGATAGCTACAGGTGTTAATATCCCCGTCTTACCCATAGTAAAATCAATCTTTTTTAATGTTGTTTCTACTGAATTATTTGGGGCTTTCCAAGCAGTTGCTCCCCTAAAATGGTGAGAAGTTCGTCCCAAGGATTCACCATATTTAAGATCATCAAACCTAAATACGACTCCATCTTGAGGCAAGTAAAGGTCATGCGCATATTTTAACATGGTATTAATCGTTTTCTGACATATATCCCCAATACATATGAATATTCCTGAATGAGGAACAACATCAAATCCAAGCAGTGTTGCTTCTTTTAAAGTATCATAGAATGAATTATCATCAACATCAGGTTCTGCTCCCTCAATAACTTTCCATGCATACCAGGATAACCTTCTCTCTTTCACAACTGATGTATCAAGGCTTGATAATGTACCTGCTGTAAGATTGCGACTATTTTTAAACTCTCCATTTTTATTAATCTCGGCAAAATCATCAAGTTTTATCAATGCTTCACCATCAATTACATAAGTCCCTTTCTTGTTAATGTGTAATGGTATATTCTTAAACTGCTTTATATGTTCAGTAATATCAGATCCAACTATGCCATTTCCTCTCGATTCTGCCCTAATTAATTCTCCATCTTGATAAGTAAGCCTACAAGAAATTCCATCAAGTTTTACAGAAGCAACAAGTTCATGCTGATTACCATCTGCAAATTCCTCAATCTCTTCAACTGAATGAACCTTATCAAGAGATAACATCGGAACAGTATGTGTCACTTCGTTGATGCTGTCAAGAATTGCTGCACCAACATTCTGTGTTGGGCTATTAGACAATACTATTCCAGTCTCATCTTCCCATTCTTTAAGTTCGTCTAATAACTGATCAAACTGGCTATCACTCATAATAGGATTACCTGTATTATAATATGCATCAGACGCTTCATTCAACAATCTGACTCTTCGTGCTATATCAAACTTATCCATTATCATCTGCCTCCTCTCCACAATACTCTTTTAAATATGTAATTGCTTTATTCTCCTCAATAAAAAACGGATCTAGTTTCTTTTCATGTGCGATCCATCCAAGAAAATTCATCATGAGCTGACAATATCTCCAATCAGGAAAATATTTCTTCCATATTCTATTGAGTTCTGCCGTAAACTTATCTATTCGTGCTAGACTTCTAATTTTAATCACCTCACTTATTTCTATTTAACTTCAACATCTAGAATAACTCTTTCTGGATAGAACACTAACTGATAATGATACTTATCTGTGCTTGTCGGTTCTGTCTGTTCCATAACATAGCATGTCCAATCATTTAAGTAGATATAATCTTTATAATATGTATCTTCGCCTGTCTTGATTGTAACTACTAGCTCATTGTTGCTATTATTACTAAGGCTCATATAACCTTCAGCTTCCAACATAATAGTGTCAGTTCTTGCGTTAGTCACAGTGATCTTTCTGTACAGATTAAATTCGTCTCCATCCTTTGATAGATTATGGTTTACTATGTCTGCTGTTCTACAACCAGTTAGACTAAACACCAAACAAATCATGAGAATTATTCCAATTATTTTCTTCTTCATTTTCTATTATCCTCCCATTGAAATGAACATTTACTTGTGTACTTCATAAAACCATTCATTGTATAAATCATATCTATTTTGAATATTAAGCCAATTAATTTCCTTATTATTATCCTTTGCCCATTTAATAAAATCAGTAATCTTTCCACAACAACCAAACTCAGGGCAACCTGCACGATAAATACAATGAGGAACTAACACATCTGATTCATAAGGATGTGTCTTATGTAATTCAATTTTGAAGTCTTCTGCCAATTCAACTGCTTCTGGTGTAGCGTTGCCACACAATCTTTTTCTCCAACTATCAATAAGGTTTTGCATATTAGCATAACCATCAAAATTAACCAATGCATCTTGTGGCTTCTTTCCTCGTGGAGTATCATCAACTAATCTATCATCTCTTTGAGAACTAATAAATTTCTCCCATTTATGCCTTGCCCACTCCTGACTCAGCCAATAATAAATACTTTTCCATGACCAATCAAATTCAAGTAATCTAATTGGCGAATGTTCAGATATAAGCAACTTCTTTTTAAAAGTATTTGTTGCTTCATTTTCAGTAAAATCTTTATTATCCGTGGTTCTGCAATGATTCTTTACTCTCTTCCAATCATCACTGATCCAGTTAAAAACAGTTTTCATTTTAATTCTCCTATTTTCTTTTAATCTCTTCACATGAAAAATGGTTTCTTGTTATCTCTCATCAACCAATTCTTCTAACACACCACCAACTTCAGCAACAATAATTCCTACTGCTAATGGAATAATCGAACCATTCACTAATGTTACAATTCCACCAATTACTCTGATTGCTGATTTTCCTAAACTAATAAATAAATGTCCTTTGCTGTTCATTTCTAATTTCCTCCATAACTTCTTCTACTATGTATTCACAATTTGATTCTGTAGAAGCAATCTCTTCATATTTAATATTGTACTGATTTAACTTATCAATAATTTCTTTTCTCACTTCTTTTGCTTCGTCTTCATTCTGGAATCTTCCTTCGTTTTCATAAGAATAGTGTCTTGTGAGTAGATAATTTCTATTATTGTATGAATTAAACACATTCAGCACAGTCTTATTAAAATCTTCTCCCAACATTTTGTCAGTGTTATATACAGCACTTAATATTAAAGGAGAGTCAACAATCATAACTTGTACCTTATCTTTCACACGTCCCATTTTGAATGATTGTTTACCAAAAATGTATTCCTGATGCTTAAATATTTCACCATTATTTTCATATACCTTATCCTTGGCAAACTCTGAAACATATTCAGCATTGATACCGTGTCTTTTTAATTGTGCTGTAATATCCATTGCACAGGTACTCTTACCTGCTGATGGTTCACCAAACAAATTTACAACAATTGTGTCCATTTTTTGTTCTCCTTTTTTGTTATTACTCTCCTTATCTTCTACATCTCACACTTCCACCAGCATCTATATCACCTGATACGTTACCACAAGTTACAGAACCACCTGCGTCTATATCTCCTTTGACATCCCCACTGACTTCACAACTACCACCGCAATCAATACTTCCTGAATTGCCGTGAACTTCTACTGATCCACCACAATCAATTTTGTTTACATCTCCTTCGATAGTGACTTTAATATCACCACTATTACACTCTTGAATTGTTTTACCATCTACAATAACCATTCCATTGTTGATGACAACATTAGTTCCTGAACATGTGATTGTTTTACCATTAATAGTTATTCTGTTCATTTTTACCTCCTTAATTTTCACAAGAATCTACCGCTTAATTGTTCTTTTTACTCTTTAACTTATTGAATATTTTTGAAAGATATTTCTTCTGCCATTTTGAAAAATTAACATTGTACATTTTTTCAAATAGTTCTACACCATCTCTTTCAAATATTCTTTGATAAGACCATAATTTATCTTTTGCGTTTACATTCTTGTTATCTTTAAAATCATCACGCATTACTACTCCATCTTCACGAATAATTTTTATTCTTGAATTTGGACAACTCATACAATCGTCTACATAACATAATCCAAACGGATCATATTCTGCACATTTTTTCTGGTCACAAATTTTTATAATTAGCTTATATTCTGTAATTGCTCTATCGTCCATCATATATAACCTCCAATCTTCCAAAGAAACTGTCGATTCTTGCTACTGTATTATTCTCTGTTCTTTACAAAACTTCATCGACAATTCCGTACTTGACTGCTTTATCAGAATGAATATAAAAATCTTTCTTCTTTTCACGAATCTCATTAATATCATCTTTTGTGAGATTGGTTCTGTCGATTACATATTCTTCATTCTTTTTATTCAACCAATCCATCTCTTCTCTATCTTCAACTAAATCCTGATATTTACCACTTCTCCAACAACTCATCTGATGATACATAAATGTTGAATGTTTGTAGCAAAATCTTTTATGCCCTGCTAAGAAAATCTTAAAAGCTGCACTCATTGCATATCCTGTACAATATGTATATATTGGAGTTTTGCTATTGAGAATGACATCAATTAATCCCCACATATCATAAACAGATCCACCATACGAGTTGATATATAGTTTAATTGGCTCACGCTTATAATCTTTCTCTTTTTCATCTTTCTCATTGTCTTCTCGAATCTGTTGTAAAATGCTCCATGTTAATTTACCGATAGATTCGTTGTCTACATCATCAGATAAAAACAATGTCTTTTTGTCTGTATTTGCATATGAATTATCTCTTGAACTCATAAATCCTCCTATTTTGTTATTTTATTCATAATATGGGGGGTAGGGATTTTCACCCTACATAAGCCGTGCACTGCTCACATTGGAGGGAGTTGAACCCATAGGTGTCCTACCGAGTGTTTTTAATCATTCACCTGTCTACTGCCCATTTGCGTGTCTACATATTCCACCACCCCATATTATCTATATAATTTCGTATATTGTTCCAACTGCATCTTTTGGTGCTTTAGTTCCCCATCCATTTTCTTTTCGCAGCTCATAATAAGTTCCTCTATCTATAGCATCAATAATTTCTCCTTTATCAATAGTCATGCTATATTTTCCATCGTCTATTAATACATCTTGCAAAAATCTTGCTTTCATAATTTTTATCCTTTCTATTTTTAATTTTTCAAGAATCCGTCTTTCCTTGGCTTTTTAAGTCTCTGAAACGCCCTATTTATGGACATTCCAGAAATCCTCTATTGTATTATTCTCTATAGCTTGGCTAGTAAACTCTTAATTGGCTCTCTATTCATATTTTCTTTAGCCCATGATATGTAACTTGGATCTGACTGAGCAACATCAACAAGCTTCTCGCCACTGTGTTTTCCAAAGTTCAGAACATAATCCTCTAACTTAACGGTTTCTTTCTTTGGTGCTTCAAATCCGTCAAATAGAACTTCAATATCTTTTCGACTTGCAAGGTAGTCTGCTAAGTGTAAAATCGTCTGATATTTGTTTTTAGGCAATGGCAATACCGTTGAACTTCTTTTATCAGTATTCCATGCACCCATATGGCTCTCAATTGTAGTTGCAATCATTTCGATTTCTTCGTCAGGAAGTTCATTGCCTTTTAACTCACGAATAACATTAGCTGCTAAAAGAGGATGGTCAAACTTTGTATATTTATTTTTTGTGAAGTCATCATCATTTCCGCTTTTTCGTGAATCATGCATCATCCCTGCAACTCTCATTAAATCTTTCTCTCTTTGAGTAAAATTCTTACCAAAGCAATCAACCGCAAAAATATGGTTTAAGAATCTTACCAAAGCACATGTATGTCTTGCCAATCCTAAATCACCAAGAGCATATTGAGGATGGTATTTTCCCGTACTTGACGCACCCACATTCCAAAAATAATCTGGGATTGTTTCAATACATCTTTCTGCAAATTTTCTAATATCTTCTGATTCAATTGTGTTTAAAATCGAATCAAAAATGCTTGACTTACTATTCATATATTCTCCTATTCTGCTTTCATAAATATCTGAAGCATTGTTTTTCTATCGAAATTTTCCTTCTTTTTAAGTGCATTATTTACTGTACGAATTTCTCCAAGGTGATAACATTTTTCTTTTGCTCTACTTTCTCCTACATATAACAAATTGGAATTCAACATGAAGGTATGTGCTTTAGGCGTAATTAAAACAACCACCTTGAACTGACCACCCTGAGATTTGTGTGTGCTGATAGCATAAGCCAATCGAATATTTTTCATAGAACTTTTTGGGATATAGATAAGCGTTCCATCATAATCAACAACCATTGCATCTTTTAGAATTTTTACAACTCTACCAGATTCACCATTAGCAATAAATGTTGTATTTTTAT